AAGACGTACTCACGCCAGGACATCGGGTACCCGCGACGGTCGTAGTACATCGGCCCAGTGTAGCTCCACCCTCAATTCCCCCTCGGAAGGAAATACCCTGATGCGTAACCGCATCCTCGCGGCTGTGGTCGCTGCCTTCGCGCTCATTGGCGTTGGCTTCGGTGCCGCGTCGTTCGCTTCGGCGTCCGGGCCCGTCAACAAGCTCTGCGCGAAGGTCAACTCGCGTGAACTGACGGTATTCTCGAACACCTGCCCTGCGGGGCATTTCCCGGTTCAGATCGCTGGTTCCGACATCTACGGTGGCGCTGCGGCGGTCAAGGGCGACAAGGGCGACCCCGGAACCAACGCCATCAAGATCGTCCACAAGACGGTCGTCCTCAACTCCAATTCTCCCGCATCGCAGACCGTCACTCTGACTGGCCTTCCGGCCAAGACGGCATCCGGTCTTCCCGAGCTTCGGGGAAGCAACAGCGGTGACGCCCCTTCGGGCGTCAGCGTCAGCGTGAGCTGGTCCAGCGTGACGACCGGTTCCACCGAGCGTTCGCTGACCCTCTCGACTACTCCGCTGACTGCGGCTCAGATCTTCACGGTCGACCTCTGGGTTCTGGCCGTCACTCCATAACAGCCGCGCGGGGTGTTGTAAAGGAAACCTGCCGGCCTCATAAGCCGGGCGATGCGGGTTCGATTCCCGCCCCCGCCACCAAATGCCCGAAGTGTTATGGCAGCACAGCGGTCTCCAAAACCGTTAGCCGAGGTTCGACTCCTCGCGGGCGTGCGTGTTCAGATTCACAAATGATTCATGAATCGTGAACAGAAGGGGCACCAAGGGTTCGACGGTGTGTTGAAATCCCGTGAAGGGACCGCACCGGAGGTGGGTTCGATTCCCACGTGCTCCACCCATTCCAGATCGACCGGCCCACGGAATGCGTAATCAAGTCCGGTAGTCAGAGCTGCCTTTACTTCCCCAGGTAAAAGCATGGCTGGCGTCACCTAACGTACGACAATGGGAGTGTAAGTGAACGACGACTTCGACTTCGACGGCGACAACGCCAGTGAGTCTGACGGCATCAAGAGCCTGCGCAAGCAGGCGAAGGAACTGGCGAAGGTCAACGGCGAGCTGCAGTCGCAGCTCAAGGAAGCCCTCGCGGCGACGCGCAAGGCGTCGGTGAGCGAGACCCTTCGGGATCTCGGCGCCAACCCCAAGCTCGCTCGCTACATGCCGGCAGACGTCGATGCCAGCAAGGAGTCGATCGAGAAGTGGCTCGCCGATGATGGCGAGCTTTTCGGCTTCAAGCCCCAGGGCCAGGAGCCCGCAGGGGAGCAGCAGCAGAGTCCGGTCGCTCCGGGCGCACGCGCTGTCGCCCCTGCCGGGATTCCCCCGGCCATGGTCGAAGCGTTCAGCCGAGTCCAGAACCCCGAGTCGTTCGGGGCCCCGCCCACGCAGGGACTGGATTCGCAAGCCCTCGAACAGATGCGCTCCCTCGCCGAGCAGGCGGGTGGCAGCTTCCACCGGTTCGAGGACCTTCAGCGACATCTCTCAAGTTAAGGAAAACGTAGGTGGCTAACCAGTTCACCAGCATTGCCACGACCCCGGGTCTGGCAGACAACACCGTCAAGACAATGTACGACTTCGCTTTCGGGTGGGCCCTGAACGCGACTCCCATCTACCGTCAGTTCGTGGACAAGCGTCCCGAGCAGGTCAACGGCCCGTCGAACAGCATCGTCCTCCAGAAGTACAACTACTTCGCGGACGCTGACGTCACTGCGGCTAAGACGCCGCTGACTGAAGAGCTGGACGTCGACTCCCGCAAGGTGCCCACGACCTCGACGGTCACCCTCGCGCTCAACGAGTACGGCGACGCGATCACCAAGACCCGCAAGCTCCAGCTCTTCAGCTTCGCGGACGTCGACATGGCGGCCGTGAACATCCTCTCGGATGAGTGCGCCAAGGTCATGGACGAACTGATCCAGGACACCATGCTCACCGGCACGCAGGTCATTCGTGTGCAGGCGCGTGCGTCGACCGGTGCGGTCACCGCGACCGACAAGTTCGACTCGACCACGCTGCGGAAGACCGTTTCCAAGCTGCGCCGCAACCAGGCGCAGACCTGGGACGGTGGCCTCTACGGGGTGGGTGTTCACCCCGACGTCGTGCACGACCTCCGCGAGGAGACCGGGCAGGGCGGCTGGCTCCAGCCGCAGGAATACGGCGTGGCCCAGGACCGCCTGTGGCGGGGCGAGGTTGGCGTCTACCAGGGCTGCCGGTTCTTCGAGAACCCGCGCACCCGGAAGGCCGCTGACGGCGCCGCTGGCGCCAACGTCTACCGGACCCACGTGATTGCCCGTGAGGCAATCGCCGAGAAGATGGCCGTTGAGCCCAACGTAGTCATTTCGCCGGTTGTGGATAAACTTTCTCGCTTCCGCAGCCTCGGTTGGTATCTGGTGGGTGGTTGGGCGCTCTACCGGCCCGAGGCGCTGGTTCGCATCGAGTCCAGCTCCAGCATTGCCCTGATCTGATCGACCCGAGTGCGGCCTCGGCGCCTTGTGCGCCGGGGCCGTTCTCATCGAAACAGGAGGCGTCATGAGACGCCATGCAGGCAGGCCCCGTCGTACCGTACTTCGGCTGGCAGCCCTGACTGTTGCCGCTACGGCAGTAGTCATTCCGGTCACCCAGATGGCTCTTCCCGAATCGGTCACGGTTCGGAATACCGTCGCAACCCCAACGGCCACCTCGGCTCCTAGGGTCACGGTCACCGCGACGCGCACCATAAAGGTCACCACAACGAAACGAACTGTCGTTTATGTGAGCAGGTCTCGCGTCGAATCGGCGCAGGCCATTGCCCGTGAACTACTGGCGACCTATGGCTGGACAAGCCAATGGTCATGTTTCAACTCCGTGGTCATGCACGAGAGCGGCTGGAACGTCAACGCGACGAACCCGTCCTCCGGTGCCTACGGAATCCCGCAATCCCTGCCGGCCAACAAGATGGCCAGCGCGGGCGCCGACTGGCGCACGAATCCCGCCACGCAGCTCCGGTGGATGCTCGCCTACATCAAGACGCGCTACGGAACCCCTTGCGGCGCATGGGCTCACGAACAGAAGAGTGGATGGTACTGATGTCGGTCGACGTCGCGGGTTGGCACGCCCATGCCGAGGTGCTGAAGTTTGACCCTGAGCAGGTCGCCTGGGCCCGCACGCGCATCATGCGCGTCGACCCGTCTGCCACTGCGCTCCAGCGTCTCGGGCTTGTGCCCGAGATTGCCGAGGTCGACTCGAACCTCGTGACCACGGCGGGCCTGGCCCGCCGCGCAACGCTTCTCATCGGTACCGGTCAGGCCATGACCAACACCGCCACACGCCTCGGCGTGGGCGATGGCGCTGGCACCGCTGCGGTCGGTGACACCGACCTGAGTGCGGCTGCCGGTTCCACGCACCGGTATTTCCAGGTCATGGACGCGACCTACCCCAGCTCCGCCGCTGCGGTCATCACGCTCCAGTCCACCTTCGGCACGGCCGACGGGAACTTCGCCTGGAACGAGTGGTGCATCGACATCGGTACCCCGACGGTCGCGGCGGGAACCACGGTGGGAACACTCATGATGAACCACAAGACGTCGGTCGCCATCGGTACCAAGGTCGCCGGTTCGATCTGGGCGCTGCGCCCGACCATCACGCTTTCCTGATCTGAGGGGTAGCCCGCCATGCCCGTCACGATCACACAGAAGGTTGCCTGGCAGGGCCTCGGTGCCTTCAGCACCCTGAACTACAGCGCCACGACCGCCAATGCAGGCGAGATCTGGCTGGTGGTGACCTACACGCCAGACAATGGCGGGTTCACCTCTGTGACGGATTCACTGTCCGTACCGTGGGCGCGACTTGCCGGCGCCAATGCGGCCAAGGGAACCACCATCTGGTGGAGCGTGCGTCCCACTAACGCGTCAGTGGTCGTCACCGTCACGCAGGCGTCGGCCACGCCCGGCGCATACACCACGCTTTACACCCTCACGGGCGCGCATCCGACGCTCCCGTTCGGGACGGCGGTCGCGGACAACACCGGACTGACTACCGGCACGCCCATCACCGAGTCGTTCACGACGACCTACGCGAACAGCACGATGTTCGCGGCGGTGGTGAACTGGGCAAGCGCAGCTATTCTGACGTCCTCAACGTTGACGCAGATCGACACGACCTCGGTCCTCGGCAAGTCTCTTGCGTCCGGCGCTCAGCCGGGGCCGGTCAGCCCCGGTTCGAGCAATATCCAAATCGCAACGCCGACCGGCGCCCCGACGCCGATCTGGTACTTCGCGGCCATCGAGATCAACCCGGACCCGTTCGAGTTCATCAAGGTGGACACTTTCGGCTCCTCGACCAACCGCACGAACTTTCCCGGGAATCCTTTCGCCGTTACGTCCGGCGACCTACTGGTCATGACGCTCCAGGGGAACGGCAGTAGTCAGGCCGTCGCCGACTCCGTGTTCGGCAGTTGGACGCGCGTTGCGGTCGACTGGTCCGCCACCAATGCGATCTGGTACAAGGTCGCCCCGAGTTCGACCACAATAACTGTCACCTATACGGCAGGCACCACGGGGCAGGGCCATTTCGATGTCTTTCGCATTCCCGCGCGGTCGGGCGGATCGGCGTCGATTGGTGCGACCGCAGGTTCACCAAGCAGCACCACCTCCACGAACTACAACGCCAACGTCCTCACGAACACCACGGCGAATAGCCAACTGTTGATCGGGGCGGGCAGCGGCGGAGGTAACGCTCTCGCCACTACGGCAGACTGCTATAACTACGGCACCTATAACTTCTCGTTCGTTTCCGGATGTTCGGGCGCACGTCGGAACGCCACGATTGCGGCGCAGACCGTGAATCTGACCGGCGTGTCGGGTTCCACGTGGAACTGGGCCGCCGTTGAGATCATCGCCCCGATTGTCATTGTCACTCAGGCGCAATCCGAGACCTGGACCGCAACGGACGCCAGTCCGGCCAGTCACGACAGGGCTGCCACTGAGTCAATGGTCGCGAGTGACGCGACCCCACCTAGCCTGATCACGGTCGACGCCCTACAGGTGCAGTCCGAGTCGATGACCGCACTGGACGACTTCACGGCCATTGCGCTTCAGCAGACCGTGGTCGACAACGAGCCCTTCGGGTTCGCGGAGAATGCTCCGGGCGGGGAACAGATCCAGGGCGCCACCGAGGACTCGTTCGGCTTCACCGACGACAACGGGCAATTGCTCAATGCGACCTGGGTGACGTTCAGTCCTCCGGGAGTCGAAGGCATCCGGGACACCACGCACCCGCTCTTCGCGCGGATGCATGTCGACCGTGGTGTCTCCGTGCTGAAGATCGGCGGGTTCTACAGGCAGGTAGAGGAGCCCTCTACCGAAGACCTCCTGAGTGCCACCGAGGTCTACCTCGGCGGCCACGAGTACCGCATTCCGCAGTACATCGGAGATGACCTGGTCGCTGCCGGATACGGCCCGTACATCATCTAGAGGGAGGCACCGTGGACTACATCCCCCGCTCCGGTTGGGCGCCCACGGCGATTCCCGAACGGAAGCTGAAGCACTTCGATGCCGCAGTCCTGCGCGGCGTCGCCGTCCACTACACGGGCTCCACGAGTCCGCTCGGTGAAACGGCCACGCTCGCACAGAGCGTCGCCCGCCTACGGGCGGAACTGACGCAGCACACCAAGGGCAACGGCTGGACGGACATCGCGTACAACTTCGCGATCGATGAAGCGGGGCGGGTCTTCGAGCTGCGGGGTCTGGAGTGCTGGAGCGCCGCGAACGGTGACCCCGGGGTGAATGCCCCGTACGCCGCATGCACGTTCCTGATCGGGGTCGGCGACAAGCCGACACCCGCTGCGATCCAAGCCTTTCACGACTGGCGTGAAGGAATGTTCCTCAAGCGGTGGCCAAGGGCGGTCATCGTCGTCGGACACCGGGATCTGCATTCCACGGAATGCCCCGGTGCTCCGCTCTACGCCCTAGTGCACAACGGTTCCCTGGCGAAGGGAGCCGCCCCAGCACTGCCCGCTCCGAAGGAGCTGTCCATGACTCCAACCGTGCAAGAGATCGCAGACGAACTCTTCTCGGATAGGCCCGATGGGGCCTACTACAAGGTTCATCGCCCGGATGGCTCGCTCGCTGCCATCCCGACGGCCCTGGCCGAGATGTACGCCCTGCTGGAGAGAATTGCGGCGAAGGTGAATGCCTGACCCGACCCCTCCTGGTGATATCACTCTGGGCGAGGTGTGGCGTGGGCTCCAGGATCTGAAGACCATCTTGAAAGAGTCTCTGGCCGAATACAAGGCAGAGATCGACACCGCAGTGGAAGCAAAGACGTCGGCACTGAAGAGTCGGGTCGATCGACTCGAACGTCTGGTGTACGGCGGAATCATGCTCATGGTTGCCGACCTGGTCGCCGCCATTATCGTGGGATGGATGAAGTAGATGAAGAACCTGGCGTTCTACTCCAAGGCCGTTGCGGCTGCCGTCAGTTCCCTCGCTGGCGCCATCGGTGTAGCTGCGGCTGACGGTGCGATCACGAGTGCCGAATGGGTCGGCATTGCCAGCACCGTTCTTGTTGCCACCTTCGCCGTGTTCGCTGCGCCGAAGAATGCCGTCGCCGACGGCGAGATCTGATGGCCTGCCGCACTGGTTGCCCCTCGCAGGACCACGGGTCCTACGCCGACTGCCTGAAGGGCAGCGGCATCAAGGTCGGTTTCGTCGGTGGCGGACTGGACCTCTCCATTCAGAAGCGATGGGACCGCGAACTGGCCGACTACCGCGACCTGCGCAAGCAGGGAGTGCAACCGGCCGGAACGACGCGGTACGCCATTGACGACGCCAAGCGTCAGTCCGATGCCCTCGGGCAGGCATACCAGGCCGGATAGGCAGGCACACCTTGTCGGGATACCCAACCGTAGACACCTTCGCTTCGCTGACCGATGAGGTGCTTTCCAGTCTTCAGGGCTTCACGTTCCTGGCCGATCAGGTGGTCACGCTCACGCAGACCATCACCGACACCGACACTGCGTTCACCGTCGACTCCACGTCCCTGGGACGCGGAATCATCGAGATCGATGAAGAACTGATTTACGTCACGTCTACCGCAGACGGTGTCGTCACGGTCCCGTCCTGGGGCCGGGGATGGAAGGGCACAACGCCTGCCGCGCATACCTCCGGTGTGGCCGTCTACGTCGCCCCGGTGTACCCGCGCAGCATCGTCACCCGTGAAGTCAACAACACCATTAGAGCGGTGTACCCGGACCTATTCGCGGTCGGCTCGATGGACACGTCTACCAATAGCACCACCTACCAGTACGCACTTCCCGCAGAGGTCGACCGCATTCTCGCCGTCGAATGGCGCTGGAACAGCGCCTCGGGGTGGATGCCGGTCTCGGACTGGGAAATGGTCAGCGGTGCCAACACCGTCGACTACCCGACGGGTCAGTACCTGAGCGTGCATGCCTACCTGCCGCCCGCTGCGCTTCTGCATGTCGTGCACGCCTCGGCGCCAACGCTCATGGTGAACCCGACCGATCCGTTCGCGGCAACCACTGGCCTGCCGGCCAGCGCCAGGGACGTCATCGTGTTCGGTGCGGCCTCACGGCTTCTGCCGTGGATCGACTCCGGGCGGAGTCCCGCACAGACCGTCTCGTCGGATCTCACCGACCAGCAGCGCCCTATCGGGCTCAGCGTCCAGCTCGCCAAGGACCTGCGACAGCGTTACCTCGACCGGCTCGCCAAGGAACGGGATGCGCTGTACGCGCAGTATCCGATCCGGGCACATCGAATCAGGAGTTGACCTAAGTGGCACTGCGGAACTACTCCTCGACTGCGGCCAAGGCGACGCTTACCCTTCCCGTTTCCAACAGCGCGACGCAGCTCCCCGTCTCCACGACGACCGGTTGGCCTTCGGTGCCCTTCACTGCGGTTATTGACCGGGGCCTGGCGGCCGAAGAGGTCGTCACGGTCACGGCTCTTGCCGGTCTGTTCGCCACGGTCACGCGGCACGAGGACGGAACGTCCGGCGTCGCGCATGCTGCCGGTGCCACCGTGGAACACGGTGTCAGTGCCCGGGACTTCTCTGACGCGAACACCCACGTCAATGCCACCACGGGCGTTCACGGGACCGTCGGCGCCCTCCTGGACACCGCTTCGGCGCAGACCCTGGACAACAAGACGTTCCAGTCCGCTTCGGGCTCGAATGCGCCACTGAAGGTGCTCGCTAAGGCAGGCCAGGCCAGCGACATTCTCCAGGTCAAGGACCAGTACGGCGCAACTGCCCTCAGCGTGGACGGCTACGGCGAGCTGTACGTCAGGTCCCAGACGCCCGGCACGACCGGTGCGCGGCCCGCTACGGCCATTGCCGGGACCCTGCGATGGAATACCACCACCAGCAAGCTGGAAGCCTTCATTGGTGGGTCGTGGATTCCTGCTAGCGCGGCCACTCCGCCGCCTACCCTGACGCAGCTCACGAACATCGCGCATCCCGCTGGCGTAGGAGCGAAGGTCGTCGCCTACGGCGCATCTCTGTACGTCAGCCTTCCGACCGCTTCGGGGAACCTGGCCTACAGCTCGCCGGATGGAGTCACCTGGACTAGCCGCACTCTGCCGGCCACCCAGGCGTGGAACTACCTGGCGTTCGTCAATGGCCGGTTCATTGCCCTCGGTGGCACGACAACCGGTGCGACTTCCACCGACGGGATCACCTGGACGGCCGTTACCCTGCCGACGACCACCGGGTGGAACGCGGTCAGCTATGCGTCGGGTCTGTACGTCATTCTCTCGACCGGTCTGACCAACTGCTACAGCTCCCCGGACCTGATCACCTGGACCTCGCGGACACTTCCTGCCACGGGCAGCCCGACGGGCTGGGTGCACCTGGCGTCCAGCGGGACCAAGTTCGTCGCGGCCTCGAACTTGACCGGCTACTTCGCTACGTCTCCCGATGGCATCACCTGGACGTCCAGAAACCATACCGCCCTGATCGCTTCCGGGAGCGTGTCGGGACTGGTCTACGGCAACAGCAAGTTCGTTGCGATTTCGTCGACAGGGCTGGGCAACAATGCCATTGTCTCCACCGACGACGGAGTGAACTTCACGTCCTGGCAGATGGCGCACGCGGGCATGAGTGGCGTCGGAGGGATCTACTTCGGGAACGGCGTGTTCGTTGTTTCCAGCAATGGCGGCTCGGCGACGACCTCACCACAGGGCTTCAACGTGTCGTCCGACGGCAACTACTGGACCTTCATCCGGGGGCCCTTCGGCGGCAACGCGCAGCTCAGCCTCCAGACCCAACTGGTCTACGGCACGCAGTGGCTCATGGGCCACGCCTTCGGTGGCGTGCAGGTATCCCCGTGATTACCGACAGGATCGTCTTCCCGGTCAGTTCACGTGCCCCGAACACCGGAGACTACGCCGGGGACCATGGCGTCCCCGACGTCCTCATCGGCGGTCTGCCATTCTTCCTGGACATCAACGACCAGCACCTGTACAAGCGGTCCACGCTGCCGTTCAAGCGCCAGCAGATCGACACCTCAAGCGAGCCCGGCGAGCAGACGCTGTCCGCCTACTGGGTTCGCGACCAGGAGTCCTGGCACCGTGGGTCCGGGATCAACTTCTACGAACCCGCGACTGACCCGTACTCGCGCTACCGCTTCGCCAAGAGCGTCGGCGTGGACATCTGGACCGTCGGTCAGCTTTCCCTGCTCAAGCGCACCAGTAACGTCGTAGCGGCTGCCGGTGAGATCGGCGTGGCCTCGGCCATCCGGAACGGCGTCAATGGCGTCTACTACACCGCAGGTGGGGATCTGGGCTTCTGCACCGAGGCAGGTGCGGCAACCAGCTACGGGTTGCCCGACTACGCCGAGACGGCCCCCGTGGTGGCCGGTGCGTACGTGCTCTACGGCACGACCGAGGGGATCGTCGCCTGCCCGGTGGGCAGCGAGGGTTCCGCGTGGGGCCTGTGGAGCATTGCGACCGGCGCGCCGGTCAAGCCGTGGTGGGTCAAGTCTCGGATCATCGCCGCACGGGACAACAACCTGTATGAGCTGTCCACGGCCGGTGGAGCCATCGGCTCCCCGCTCTACACCCACCCGGATGACGGGTGGGAGTGGACCTCGGTGACCGAGACACCGGACGCCATTCTGGCGGCCGGGAGGTCCAACGGGTACGGCGGCATCTACGCGTTCAGCCTCCAGACCTCCGGGGTTGCCGGGTCGACTCCGACCCTGGGCAGCGCGGTTCCCGTGGCGGACTTCCCGCCCGGGGAAGAGGTCCACGTGATCAAGGCGTACTTGGGTCAGTTCCTCGCCATCGGCACCACCCGTGGTGTCCGGATCGCCTTGATCGGGTCCAACGGACAGCTCAAGTACGGGCCATTGACGATCACCACGACCAAGCCGGTGCGAGCCCTGACGGCTCGCGACAGCTACGTCTTCGCCGGCATCGAAGCCGACATCGACGGGGTCTCGGGCTGCGCCCGGATCGATCTCTCTCAGGAGATCACCACGCAGGTTGACGGCATCGGGTACTCCTACGCGTCGACCCAGCGGTACGCCTGGGCGTACGACGTCATGGTGACCGGCGCAGCGACGATCAACTCCCTGGCACTGGTGGGGACGGGCCCCGGCCTGGCCCTCGGCGCGCAGGACTCCGGGCTCTGGGTCACCTCGCCCACGCAGTACGTCTCATCCGGGTATGTCCAGTCAGGCAAGGTCCGGCACTCGACCGCAGAGCAGAAGGTGTTCCCTTGGCTCAAGCTCCGGTCGAACGTCTCCAGCGATGCACAGATCAGGGTCAACACCGTCGACCAGTCCGGCAACGAGGTGTTCGCCCTGGCGGTGGACCAGCAGGTTGACGAGTCGATCGACATTGCCCTGTCTGCGATCTCCGAGCTGCCGCAGGCGCACGTCGCGATCAAGACCGTGATGCTCGCCAGCACCGATGGACTGACGTCCCCGGTGATCCGGCACGTGCAGCTCAAGGCCATGCCGAAGCCAAGGCTTCAGCGCCAGATCACGTTTCCGCTCCAGCTCGCTGACCGCGAATCGGACCGGAACGGGACGGTATTCGGTTACCCGGGTTCTGCCTATGTCAGGCTCGCCGCACTGGAAGCGCTCCAGGACGGCCAGGTGATCGTGTCCGTGACGGACACCACCTGCGGGGAAACCTTCTCGGCGACCATCGCCGATATCGCCCTGGTGCGCTCCACGCCCCCTAGCCGAAACGGCCAGGGAAACTTCGGTGGGGCACTCGATGTGACGGTGATCAAGCTGTGATGCCGCACTGGTTCACCCGTGAGATCCGGCCCGGCGACACCGGGCCAGATGTCCGAGCGGTCAAGAGGATCTTGGGTCTCGACTACGAGACAATATGGGATTCGGACTGCGTCACGGTCCTACGCGGGTACTTCGGGTCCGATGTCATCACGGCGGAGATCGCAGAGAAGATCGGCGAGACGGCGGCCACAGCCGCCGGCATCCCGCCGGAATGGTGGGCAGACCGGGACCTTGGCCCGGGAGACTACGGGGACGACGTTGACGCCGTCCGCAAGATCTTCAAGCTGAAACCCGGTGCCTATGACAGCCACGTCGAGAACGCGGTCCGCAGGTTCCAGTCCAACCACGAGATCGCCCCCACGGGGCGAATCACAGAGGATCTTGCTCTCCTCATGGGCGAAGCCCCATGATACAGTTTTCAAGCAGTTGTATCCGCAACTGTGCAAGAAGAAAGCCCCCTCCGCGACCCTAGCGGAGGGGGCTTTCCTTGCTTGAGAGCAGGCAGGTGGGCGGCATCGGGTTATGGAGGGAAACCGAGCACGTACCTCTCCCTGAGGCTGTATCCGCAGCTTGTCAGGGATACCACGACCGGGTCAGTGGGGGGATTCGGCCATGGCACCTTCGCTCCGTAGGGGCAGGAGGCCTGACCCCTCGGTGACGTTAACCCATCTCTCTTGCGCGCTCGCCCGGGGATCGAACCCCGGAGCCCCGCAGATCTCTTCTCGATCCCTCAGGGTGCTTCCTGCGCGAGCTGAGTCAAGAGTGCTTCCCTCTCACTCTCGGCCCTTGTGACGCCATTGATCAGGAGCCAGACGGAGCCAATTAAGGCGTAGTTGCTCAGCAACCTGATCCCCTATCTTGTCGCGTAGTTCCCCGTGTGCACCCAGGAGTTCCAGCGCAGCAAGAATTGCATCGATGTCCGCTCCTAGGAGCTGGAGTCGATACAGGCTTGCTGACCACTGCGTCACGAGAGGAACACTACCCGTTAACCGGGGCGAAATGGGACATCGGGGCCGAAGACCGGAAGAAAGTACTAGACATCACAGAAGCCGCAACTCGATCATGCGGTCCGTGGGACGGTGCCCGCCATGAGCGAACGACAGAAGGTGGTCATCGATGGTCGCTACACCTACGCCTGGCACGGTGAGCCGGTCGCCGTGGGCGACACGGTGCTCCTCCCCGAGAACTACGTGACGAGGATGAAGCTCGGCCCCGGGCCGTTCGCCGGAACGGTGACGGCGCTGGAGAGCACCTACGAGGGACCGCTGTCCCCGGTGCTGCGCGTGATCCACCGAGTCAAGTCCTGACAAGGGTTGTACTCGATCCCACTTCATCCCACACGTGGCTCACCAGCGGTCACCAACACTCGACAATCGGGACATATCGACCTGACGTCGAGATGGGAGCGGGAGTGACATAGCCGCAGGTCAGAGCGCGATTGCCCCCCACGCGGCCATCCCACTGGGTGGCGTGCAGACGTACTGGAAGTACAACTTGTCCGTGGCTTGACCTGCGGCTTTATGCGCTATCCCTCATCTATCCCACATCCCACACGGTAGGATGCCCTCATGGCATCCATACGCGAGTACGAGACCAAGGCCGGTAAGCGGTGGGAGGTCCGCTGGCGCGAGCCCGACGGGACGCCGACGGGACGCACGGCCAGCTCCGAGTCGGAGGCCAAGAGGATCAAGGCGGACGCGGAGCGGCGGGTGCGCAGGCTTCGAGCGGAGGCCGCCGACTCGGGCATCAACCCGACGGACGTCGGACTGATCGGCGCTGACTTCCGCACCGTGGCCCTGAAGCGCATGGAGCTTGTCCGAGACCCTGCAACCAGGAAGGCGAACCTGGCCCGACTGGAGAACCACGTCTTCCCGGTGATCGGCTCCAAGCCGATCACTATGGACGCGAGTGATCTTGCGGCGTGCATCCTGTCCTGGTCCAGCCAAGCGCACAGCACGCAAGCCACGCTATTCCGAATCGTGTCGCCCGTCTTCACGTACGCAATGGAGCGCCGTGCCATCACGAGCAATCCCTGCAAGACCGAAACCGTGAAGAACGTCCGACCCAAGGCGCCGAAGCGGCGGATCTACGCATGGTCCAACGAATGGGTTACCGGTGTCGTGAAGTCGATTCGCCCGGACCTTGCCATCTTCCCTCTACTGGCCGCATTCTGCGGCCTCCGTCAGGGGGAGATCTTCGGGCTGTCGCCCGATGACATCGTGATTAACGAATCGGGAGAGCGGGTCATCCGCGTCCGCCGGCAGATCTCAGATCAGGGTCGCCACATGTTCAAGGCACCGAAGCACCGTGGCGTCCAGGACGACCCCCGAGAGACCCCGTGCCCCGATTACGTATGGGAAGCCATTCAGGCTTACATGGAGGACTACCCGCCCTGCCCCGTGACGCTGCCCTTCGCCAAGGGCGACGATTCGGAACCGCTCCCTCGGACGGTGCGATTGTTCCTGACGACCAATCGTCGCAACGCCTGGGACAGCGAAACATTCAACAATCATGTTTGGCATCCGGTGCGGGCTGCGGTCGGCATTCCGCAACTAAACGAGAACGGCAGCCATGCCCTGCGGCATTGGTTCGCTGCGACGCAACTCACCAATGGAACGTCCGTCACTCAACTCGCCGCATTCCTTGGGCATTCGACGCCCGCATTCACAATGCAACAGTACGGTCGATACGCGAAGTCATCGGACGTGGCAACGGCGGCCATGGATCGGCTGGCCCGGACTATGACCGACGGCGCTTAGGCGCCCGCTGCCGAGGAATCTCCTGGATGGCCGCCGCAGTCGTTGCCACTTCCTGAGCCGCTATCCAAGCCTCGATGTGCGCCCGCCTGTAGCGGACGTGCCCTTCGAGCCGGGTCCCGTGAGGGCCACGCTTGCGCTTGCGCCAGTCGTAGATCGTGGCCAGTGGAATGTCGAGCCATTCCGCGAGCTGCGCGGGAGAGAACCATTCCTTCGCCTCGTCGGCCGGTGACCTTGGCGCTGGAATCTCGGGCATGACTCGGACGTTACGCATCTGACCAAGATCCCTCAAACAGAAGGGCCCCCTACCGCGTGTTGCGGAGGGGGCCCTCATCTGTTCGGTTCAGCCGCTAATCGCCCTCACGTTGTCTGCAACCGGCGTGAACATCCGCTGCCCTCGGAAGATCTTGTCCCGCTGGACGCGGTCCACGCGAAGATCGAGATACCGCTCGGTCATGGTCACGCTCTCGTGGTGCAGCCACGTCGACACCGTGCGGATGGCACCGTCATGGCCCCGGTCTGACAGCTCCTCGTACATGGCCCGCGCCGCGCTCCTGCGGAGCGTGTGACCGCCCTCCCGGCTGCCCGGCTCTGCCGGGTACCCTGCGCGCCCTAGGACGGCTTGGATCACGTCGGCCAGGCGTGACAGCGGGGCAGTGGGAACCAGGACCCTAGAGGACCCCTCAGGGCCTCCCCAGCGGTTGTTCGTGGCGAGCTTCCTGGGGTGCAGGTAGTAGCCGGGCGCCAGCCCGCCCATCTCTTCGGTGTAGAAGGTCATCCAGCGGCGCAGCTCATGATCCAGCTCTTCGCAGATCGGCATGGAGTCGCGGTCGGTGGTCTTCGAGATCGTGACCCGGACGAACCCTGCGGCCAGGTCGACATCACCGACCATGATCTTCTGCGTCTCGCTGGCGCGCGTCATGAGGTAGAACCCGGTAGCCACGACCATCCGCTCCAGCGGATGATCGGCGCAGTCCAGAACGCGGGCGAAGTCCCCACGGGGGATGAGCACTCCCTGCCGGGGCATGATCTTGTGCCAGCGGCGGTCGGCCAGCGGGTCGACGTCCATGTACTGCCTCGCGCGGGACCACTTGATGAACGCCTTGGTCGTGGACAAATCGGTGTTCAGCGTGGACCTGGCACAGGTCCGTGCCCTGACGGCCACGAACCGGTCGAACGCTTGCGCCGACAGCTCACGGCTGTCGATCTCGCCGGTCGCGTCGAGCAGAGCCCCGAGGACCCGTACGTCGTTGCGCAGGGTGTTGCCGGCGAAGCCCGAGGCTTCCCGGGCGGCCAGGTATTCGGTGATCACTTCACGGAGTAGGGGCATGCCCTGAGCCTAGGGCTCAGACTTGTGGTGCTCGTGGGCTATACGGGTGATCTGTGACCCAGAGATCGGTGGACAACCGTAGACGCGTCAGCGGCTGCGGTCATAGCCTCACAGCATGGGCAAGCAAGTTCTGAGTGAGCATCAGGTCGGCAAGCTCGTTGAGCGAGGGATGACTCCCTCGCAGATCGCCGACTGGTATGCCAAGCACCGCAACATCCAGGTGACACCGCAGGCGGTGTCCATGCACCTGTCGCGCCGTGGTATCGAGACCGGTCTGAAGAACAGGCATGCGGATCTTCTGCCATGGGTGCTCGCCGTCGAGCACCGCAACTTGTATGCGGCCAAGATGTTGAGGTTCGAGTCGCGGAGACGTAACGGTGAGGAGCTTCCCGAGTACGCCTCAAGCAAGCTTGAGTCCTGGCTCTTGATGTTGAAAGAGCGAAAGCTTGTCGTCGCGTACAGCCCCACAGGGGGCTGGACGTACGTCGCGCGTAAGCGCAGCGACAAGGACATCATCCGTCAGCCCCGCTGACGCGGGTCCTCGCGCGCGTGCGCGCGGCAAGTTCTCTTGCAACACAGAAGCGGTTGGCCTAAGGGCCAACCGCTCTTTCTGTTTTACTGCGCAGGACCGCTTCTGCATGGCAGCCCTTAGGGGCTGCCTGTAGCTGCGAAGTTCGCTGCGAAGTTCGCTGTCAAGTGCGCTGCTAAGTAACAGTATAAGAACCGTTCGCATACCGAGTCAAACCGGACAGCATCGGCCATTCGGATGAACCGTAGATCAGCCGACACGCCGTAGGCGTGATCGCAAGTTGAGCCTGATAACTCGGACATCTACGTTCAACCCATGCCAACAACCCGAAGCATTCCAGCGGGTCACGTGAATCTGCAATGGGGTAATGCGAGCCTTCAGCGACAGGCCGAGGGAAGCCCTCTCATTCTCATCGTCAACACCACGATGGAACTGTCCTCGGATGAAGAGGAAGCCTCGTGGGATGCGGCCATGGCGCATCTCTACAGCATGGGGTACATGCGCACGCAGATCCTTGGTGACCCGGACTGGTCCGGCGAGACCATCGAGTTCTGGTTGATCGAGGAGCCCGACAATGGTTGACCTGCATCACCTCTCGCATTCCAGCGTGGAATCGTACGCTCGGTGCGGTGAAGCCTTCCGGCTTCAGAAGGTAGAGAAGATCGGAGGAGAGCCCTCGTGGGCTCTCATCGGTGGCAGTGCGGTTCACCTTGTTACCGAGACGCTGGACTTCGCAGACTTCGGCATCGACACCGGAGGGCCGACGACTTTCGCAGAGGGGCTGGAAGTCGGTCTGGCTGAGCAGGCTCAGCGTGGTTGGGCCGAGGAGCACATCCGTACCACCGGACGGAAGTCCAAGGAATGGCCCAATGCCCGGGACAAGGATTACTGGATCAAGGTTGGTCAGGGTCACGTCGACAGGTGGCGCAACTACCTGACCAAGGGCATGGACATTGCTGTCATCAACGGTCGGCCGGCCATCGAGATCGAGTTCCTGGTGGAGTTCGACGCCGCTGACGGCGGCAAGGTTCCGTTCCTCGGTTACATCGACCGCATCCTGGAGAGCCCGCAGTACGGGGCGGGCGTGGTGGATCTGAAGTCTGGCGCCTCCATTCCGGAGTCGCAGCAGCAGTTGCGAGAATACGCTCTTTCGCTCCAGGTGTTACAATCTGACCTAGACATTCAATGGGCCGCCTACTACATGACGGATGAGAAGCACGCGGGGATGACAGCCCCGGTGGACCTCACGTCGAAGACGCCCGCTCAGGTCACCGGACCCATTCTCACCGCATGGCGTGGCATTCAGAACGACCTGTTTATGCCGAACATCGGTCGCCACTGCGGTTCATGTTTCGTCCGTCACTTCTGCCAGTTCGCCAACTGAAAGGGAAACCGTGCCGAACAACGGTTGGATCCAGCTCAACTTCAAGACCCCTGCGGGGTCGCTGTTCAACATCTACGCCGACAACAAGGAGGACCTGGACTTCGGCATCGAGACGCTGTCGGAGCGCATGGGAACCATCGGCGAGCTGGAGGCCCTGATCGGCGCTGTGAGCGCCGCTGCGAGCACTCCCGCCAGCAATGGGTACAACGGGGGCGGCCAGGCCGCCCAGCAGCCGCAGGTGCCCGCACAGCGCCAGTACGGCGGTGGTGGCGGTGGTGGCTACGGCGGTGGCGGTGGCATTCCCCGTCCCGGTGGTCCGGCCCCGCTTCTGCCCAACGGCCAGGAGGCCGACTGGAAGTCCGGCACCTCCAAGGCAACGGGCAAGCCTTACGGCGGCTGGTACGACCCCGCGAGCAAGTCGTTCCTTCGCTGACGTGACGTTCGGGGGTGGCGGCGGCAGTGCCGTCACCCCCTTGCGTTCCCGAGAGGAGCCCTGTGCTCACTGCCTCCCGGGCGCTAAACGTCGCGGTGGACGCGCCCGAACTTCCCCGGCTCGCTGAGCTGGAATCGATGTACGCCTACGGGTTCATTCCCCGTCGCAAGGAAATGCTCTTCATCTGTGGACAGCCCGGTGCAGGCAAGAGTGCGTTCGCACTCTGGTACGCCGACAGGCTGGCTATCCCGACCCTGTACTTCAGCGCCGATATGGCGCCACATACCGCAGTGACCCGGCTGGCCGCCCATAGGGGCGGACATGCGATTGACGATGTGTCCGGTGATTTCGATGAGGGCCTGGGATTTATGCACCACGACGTGCTCACCAAGAGCAAGGTGCATTTCGTGTTCGACTCGGGTCCGACGCTCGATGACATCGCCGAAGAGCTGGATGTGTACGTCGAGATCTACGACCGCTATCCCGAGGTCATTGTCGTCGACAACCTGATGAATGTGGAGTCAGGGGATGAGGACGATTTCTCCGGGCAGAAGTTCATCCTGAAGGAACTGCACCGGCTGGCCCGCACCACGGGCGCAGCGGTTCTCATCCTGCATCACCTCCGTGAGGAGGGCGACGCCACCAAGACACAGCCGCGTTCTGCGATCCAGGGCAAGGTCGCTCAGCTCCCGGAACGCATCCTCAATCTGGCGATGGACCCTGTCGAGCAGTGCCTGCATCTCGCGCCGGTCAAGAACCGTAGCGGCCGACAGGACGCCAGCGGTAAGACGTTCTTCCGTCTGCGCGCTCACCCGGAGCGCGGTTCATTCTCCTACTGGTTCGGAATGGGGTACTGATGTCCGGTCGCCTGTCAGCTCAGGAACTGTGGGCCGTGGTATTCGTCGTGAACGGTTGCACGTGGGCCGCGCTGATGGCGTTGGTCCTCGTGACGGTTCTGCCGTGAGTCCGGCGGTCTACCCGCCGACCCGGCGCGGGGACCGCATCCGGGTTCTGCAATGGGGCAGTGAGGCCATCACGCACTACGCCGGACTGGAAGGGACGGTGCGCAGTGTTTCTGAGCAGGGCGTGGTCGTTGTGGACCTGGACAAGGACCCCATGCGGGGCAGGGATTTCAAGCGCATCGGGCTGGTCTTCGACCCGGCGTTTCTTTACGACAATTACGAGGTCATCGGGCGGCCCGATCGTGACTTCGACTGAGCTGGCGATAGGGGACCTCGTGCAATGGATCGGGAAGCGTGGCTTCCCGGCCGGCGGTTGGGACGCCTACCTGTTCCGGGGTCGTGTTGTGAACGTGTATCGGCCAGACAACGTCGTCATCCACATCACTGACCCGAAGCGGTGCATGCCGTCCACGGCCCTGGTGCCGGTCAACCGGCTGGAGAAGTGGAATGGCTAACGCCCGTGTCGCCAGGGGACGCAAGTCCCAGGGCATCGCAGCGGAGTACCTGCGGGCCAATGGGTTCCCCATGGCGATGCCGGTATGGGGTTCCATGCCTGGCCGTGACATCCACGGGACGCCGGGTCTGGCGTTCGAGGTGAAGGCACGTCGCGACCTGGACCTGACCGGGGACCTTCGGCAGTCGGCCCGTAATGCCAAAGATGACGTCCCGGTTCTGCTCATCCGTCCCGACGGATACGGCGAAGCCCGTATCGCCGAGTGGATTCTGGCCCTGTCGTTCGCCGATGCGGTGAAGCTCTTCCGAGCCGCCGGGTATGGCGTGCCCCTGCCGCACGACGAACTATGAAGCCGGTTCTCCTGGACCTGTTCTGTTGCGCCGGGGGTGCAACGCGGGGATACCAGGAAGCGGGATTCCATGTGGTCGGTGTGGACATCGCACCGCAGCCCAACTACATCGGGGACGCGTTCCATCTCGGGGATGCGATTCAACTGGTACCGGATCTGGTGCGGGAGTACAGCCCTTCCCTGATCCATGCCAGCCCTCCGTGCCAGGGCTACACGGCCCTGAAGGCCGTGCACCGCAATACGCATCCGATGCTCATTCCCGCAACGCGGGATGCGCTCGATGCGACCGGTCTGCCCTACGTCATCGAGAACGTAGCCGGGGCTCCCATCGCCAAGCACATGATGCTCTGCGGGGAGATGTTCAAGCTCGGGGTTCTCCAGCACAGGTTCTTCGAGATGGGCCTGTGGCGAGCCGTGCAGCCGGTGCACCCGCCGCATCGCGGGCGGGTCCGTGGTTGGCGGCACGGGCAGTACTACGACGGCCCCTATGTGGCCGTGCATGGCGCAGGCGGGGGGAAGGCCACCGTGCCCGAGGCACAGAAAGCCAAGGGCATCGACTGGACAACGAACATGGTCGAGCTGTGCGAGGCCATCCCCCCTGCGTACACCTGGTACATCGGGAACGACTTCCTAGGAGGTGTTTCGATATGACCTTGTCAGACCTGCTCGATTCTCTGGACATCCGCCACAACGCCGACAAGCTTGGCGAGCAGTCGATCCGTTGCCCATTCCCTGATCATGACGACAGGCACGCATCGGCGCGAGTGAACCTGGACAAGGGATTGGTCTACTGCCACGGATGTGGCAGCACGGCCGATGTCATCGGCCTGTTCGCGAAGACGACGGGCCTGACGATTCCGCAGGCTCGCGCACAGATCGGCGACTGCGTTCACGTTCCGCCGCGTAAGCGGCGGGGCGGATTCCGGTTCTCGCTGAAGCGGAGGCCAGCGCAATGGTGAAGGTCGGGGACCTTGTCCACCTGAAGGGGACCGACGGGGTGGGCCGCGTGGAGGCGTACGCGGTACGCGAGGAGCTGCGCCCGTACACCTCTCTCGTTCGATTCTTCGATGGGTACGTGGGCGTCTACTCGGATGCAGAGCTGGAGGTCATCGAATGATGGCGCCCTGGTGGGCCGGTAGGGGATTCGGCGTCGCGACCGTGATCCGGCCGTGCACTCAGTGCGGGCAGGACACGCGGTTCGTGGACTACGACTTTCAGACCTACGTTCATGCGGGCGATTGCGCCGAGAAGTTGTGGCGAGAGTATGTGGAGGCGACCTGTGGTCCGCGCTCGTCAATCTGAGATCTCTGCGGTCCTCGCGACGCTGGCCGAGGAATGGGATTCCGAGGAGGAGCTAGCCAAGGCTCTGATTGACGCCGTGTACGACCTGGCCGAGGAGCGGAACTTCTACGGGGTGGGTTGGGGCGGCCTGAGCTACGGGCCGTTCCCGTTGAAGTCGACAGCGGCGAGCCTGGCGAAGGCGCTGGACGAGAAGCCGTTCGTTGCTCCGCTGTTGTCCGTCGCCGCGTTGCGTCGGGCTGTTGCCGGCGCCAATCCGGTGGCCGATGACGGCCACTGCAAGGTGTGTACTCATCCGAAGTTCGCGCACGGGTTCCCTCGCCCGCCAGGTTGTTTCGTGAAGAACTGTGGATGCCGGACGGTGTACTCGTGAGGCCGCTGTCTGACATTGCCAAGCAAGAGCTGGTCAAGATGACCGAGGGCTACGCATCGATGGTCGATGCGGTGGAGTGGTACTTGGAGCTGCGGGGTATCACCCGTGAAACGGCCGTGAAGTTCATGCTGGGGTACACCGGAGAGGAACCGTTCTCCGACCACCCGCCGGACCGTCTGTCCATTCCGTCGCTGGATGCGATGGGGCAACCGGTTTTCCTGTCCTTCCGGGCATTGGACGACGGCAAGCCGAAGTACCTGCATCAGCATGGTCCGTCTCACCTGTTCAACCCTCGCGCCATTCTCCAGGCGGATGACGTCATCAACATCACCGAGGGCCAGCTCGATGCGATCGTGCTGGAGCAGTGCGGGATGCACGCCGTGGGCGTGCTCGGGGCGAAGGCTTGGAAGAAGCATCACCCTCGTATGTTCGCCGGATTCCGGAAGGTGTTCGTATGGGGTGACGGCGACGCGCCGGGGAAAGACTTCGCCAGAGCGGTGTGCGACTCGATTCCACAGGCAGTAGCCGTTACGATGAGACCGGATTGCAAGGACGTCAACGATCTGTTTCTCGCCTATGGCGAAGATGGGATACACGATGTCATTGATGAGTGAGAACCCGTACTTCACGCCGATTGCCATGACGCTCGCTCACCCCGAAAGGGGTGGCGAGACGCCGTCGCTGTTCGAGGATCTGGAGGATTGCGAGTGAGCACCGAAGAGTCTGCGGCAGACAGGGTGGCCGACGCGCTGCGGCAGTGCATGCAGGCCATTGTCACCGAGTTCGCCGAGCTTCTGGGTGGGGCAAGCCTGGTGGGTGACATCGTGGTTCTGATGGAGTGCCACACCGGGGACGGGGCGACCGTCATGCGGCACTTCGACTCGGGCGTTCCGAGCTGGCGGCAGCTCGGGCTTCTGGCCTCGGCCTCGCAGTCCCTTCAGACCGAAGAGTTCATCATGGCCATGTCTGGTGGCGATTCCTGTGGCGACGAAGATGCGTGAGCTGGACATCGAGACCGTCATGAGGACGGCCATTCTGGAGGTCCTGCGCTGGTACTCGCTGGTCGATGGTGATGAGCTGCGCCAGACCGGTGAGCTGTACCTGCTGGAGCACCCGCAGAGGGTCGAGAAGTACCAGAACATGCGGCACCCGGCGACGGCTGCCCTGTACCTGCGGCGTGACCTGACGCGGGTCATGTACCGGGTGGCTCGGGAAGAGAAGGCGGCCCACGAGGGCTACTCGCCGGTCGATGAGTTCACGTACACGGCTGACGCCATTCAGTACAGGGGCCTCATCGCGGAATGCCTGCGGGCCATCGTGACCGGGACGCGGGAGCAGGCTCAGGGTCCTTCCGAGGGCGGGCGCAGCACGGCCGATCCGGCCGTGGTGGCCATGAACTTCGCGACGTCCCTGCTGGACATCGAGCGGGGCTGGGAGCGGCTGGACGCTGCGGACCGACACCTGTTGGCCGCGTACTTCGTGTACGGCGTCACGGCTGACGAACTGGGGCAGTGTTTCGCTCTGACCGACCGACAGGTGTTCAACATGCTGAAGTCGGCACTGCGGCGCCTCGTGGCGCCACTGAACGGGGGACAGATCAGTGCATGACCCGGAGCACTTCCACGAGGGCATCTGCATGTGTGAGTGCAAGGAATGCCAAGGTGTCGATGAAGACCCCTTCGGGCCCTGGTACGTCTACTGCATCTGCACCGCAGGGTGCGACGTCGAGAAGTGCGGGTTGCACAGGTGACCGACCATGGCTGGCCTCATCTGCGCGAGGGCATCTGTTTCTGCGACTGCCACGAGTGCCTGAACCTGCACTACTGCATCTGCCAGTCGTGCGATCCGATTGCATGCGGCAGCCACGGACCGAAGGAAGCGGCATGAAGGTTGAGCTGGACGACACCGACGCGTTCGAGCAGGTATTGGCAGAGATCCTGGCCCTGAATCGGCGCAAGCGCGCCGACTACGCATTGGATGGTGACCCGTGGTCCAACTTTCGCGCTACGGCAGATCGTTGCGGTATGGCTTCACCTCTCGACGCCGTCGTCTTCAACATCGAACAGAAGCTTGTCCGATTGACAGCGCTCAAGGCCAACGGCCGGCAGCCGGCCAACGAAAGCGTGGTCGACACGTGGCGTGATATCGCCACGTACGCCGTCATCGGGAACGTGCTGGCGGGGCAGGATCACCGCAACAACGCCGCGTTCGTGGCGACCATCACCAAGCCCAAGCCCCCGGGTATGCCCCCGTACGACAGCGGCCCGATCAACAAGGGCTTCATCCTGTGACCCGTCCTACCGTGGATGAGTGGGCCCTGGCTGTTGCCAGGGCCGTCTCATTGCGTGGTGAGTGCACCCGCCGTCAGGTCGGGTGCGTCCTGCTCGACCCGTACAACCGCATCGTGTCCACCGGGTACAACGGGGCCCCGCCGGGGGAGCCGTCCTGTCTGGACGGCGCGTGCCCTCGCGCACAAAGCGACGCTGTCCCCGGCACGGGCTACGCAGCATCGGGCTGTGTAGTGATCCATGCCGAGGACAACGCCATTGCCGAGGCGGGTCGCCCAAGGGCCAGGGGCTGTACCGCCTACGTCACCGATGAACCGTGCGAGCTGTGCTGGCCGAAGCTACGTGGTGCTGCCGTGGTCCGTGTGGTCTGGCCTGCGGGCGAACTGCGCCTCGGCTAGACGCCGATAGGTCGGCGTGTCGTAGATGGTCTGCTCGTCTTCGAGCTGTGCCAGCTCATCTATCATCGCGATCAGGTCATCGAACGTGACAATGCCAAGGCCGGGGAAGATGACGTCCTCGCCGTCAGGGGCGTCGCTCATTCCACACACACAACCTCCGAGTCGATAATCAGGTCCTCCGGTGCGCCGGGGGACCTGATGTCGTATCCCATGTCTCGCAGCATCTGCGCTGCGGCTTCGGGGTACATGCGGACCAGGGTCTCGACGAACAGAGGGTCAGCTATTCCGTTGCTGCTGTAGGGGAACATCATGGCTAGCCGATCCCTCCACGAATGTTGCGATCGCACGAGAACGCGACCACGTAGGTGTAGCCGTCGTATTGCAGGATGAGCCCGTTCCCGAGCTTGACCCCCTTGGCGTCGTACAGGTCGCTGACCTGGGTACCGGCGTCGGCAATGTCCTGCAATGCTTTCCGCAGTGCATCCTTGATGAGTAGGGCCATCATAAACTCCATCGTATGATCGTCCACGTTGTAAATGAATCCCAGCTTACTGATCCTGCGTTTCATTCGGCGGCATTGCTGCCTTCGGTCATCACTTCTCGCGGGGGAGCCGGTTCGGGTGCTTCTACCTCGATGACCATGATGGCGCATTGCGGGCAGTGCAACGGGTGGCCGTCACGCTTCACGAGGATGTAGCAGTCCAGGCCGGGGCCTGGGTGGCACAGCCAATTGCCGTCGTGGGCGGCGCAGTCGCCCATCTGACGATGGCAGTGCGCGCACGTGCGGATCACGGATCTCCTTGTGTTCGTCGTGCCCGGCGCGTGGCGTTGCCGCGCGCTGTCTTGGTGGCACGGGCATGATTGACGCGCTGTTCCAGCTCCGGGAACTGGTCCTTGTGAACGTAGGTGAATCTGCCCCGTACTACGTGGGGCACCGGAGGCTCCTCCAGGAGGAGCTTGCGTACCTGTGCCACGGATGCCCGTAGGGAGGCCGCTACGCGGCTCAGGGGGACCAGGGGGATGAGGCGTATGCGCCAGGCACCCGTCTGCCATTCCTCGGCCGTCAACGGCCACGGGTCGACCTCCCATCGGCCATCCCTGACGCGGTGACCGATCATCGAACGCATGATGGTCTGCTTACCGGCCGCTGCGTCGGCCTCGAACGTGCGGTCCTCGCGCATCCGCTCGGGAGTCACGCCCATTCGTTGCCGGTGGCCGTCCCTTTCGGCCAGGGCGACGCGGTGCGCGCGCCCGGCCCAGATCAGCCGCTTGATCTCACGTGAGAACGTACGTCCGTCGATCCATGCGCCTGGGGCCAGGAGTTCGACCGCCCGTGTCACGTGGTCGGGAACCCGTCTCATTTCTTGAGCGCATCCCGAAGGGCCTGAATGTGGGTAAGGGCGCTGTCCAGGTTCTTGACCAGGTCGGCGCGCTGCGCCGGGGTCATCGGCCGTTGGGCGATCACGGCAGGATCGGGCAGTGCCTTCACCTGCGACAGCATGGCCCACACCATCGTCGTCGGCGTGTGCACGGTCCGGCCCGGCGCGGACGACGGGCGTACGCCTTGGAGCTGATGGTTGAACCGCTTGCGCATGTCGCCGACCTCGGCGACTTGCTTGGCGCTACTGCGGATGCGGTTCAGATCGGTGACAGCGGAAAGCACTTGGTCCGGACCAAGGTTGGCGTCCGATGCGAGCTTGGCCAGGGCCACGAAACCCTCATCCGTCGTCACTCGCCCCAGGGCGAGTTTCGTTGACTGCGGCAGCTTGTGCCAGCGGCTCAGTTCTGCCCCTGCTTCGGCAGCTCTGCTGTCGGCGATGTCGGTATTGACGGCTCGGGTGAGCTTGGTCTTCGCCAGGCCGAGGCGCTTGGCTGCCTCGTCGATGCTGACCCCGTTGTCCACGAGGTGCTGGCCCTGAATGATCCGGTCGGCCTCACTCGTGGGGAGCCCGTGCTTGGTGTTCGCCTCGAAGGTCAGCATGGTCACGGCGGCGCCGCTGGCGCCGATGATGACGTATGCGTCGATGGACTTGAGCCCGGCGTCCTCGTGGGCCGTATAGCGGTGATTGCCGTCGCAGATGAGCAGCTTGGCGCTGGCGCTGGTTTCGGCCGCCACGATGGCAGGGAAGACGTCACCGTTGCCCAGGGCCTGCGTGTAGCGGCTGACGGTGCTGGAGTCGATCGGGGTGCCGACCCGGGCCTGATTGTTCAGGGACAAGCTGCGGTCGAACGCGGACAGCGGTACGCGGGTGCGCAGCTCCCACGTGAAGCCCTTTTCCTTGAGCATCGCTTCGATCTGTGGACTGCGCGAGGCTGCCCGGTCAGTTGTGGCTGAAGACATCGGCCAGTTCCCTTTCCCGCTCTGAGAGGTTGATGACGGTAAGAATCTTGCGCTGTTGCACGTTGACGACAACCTGCACAAGGTCACGCGTTCTCAGCACCAGGCTGTGATGCTTGCCCGGCCGACTGATGGTCGGGTGATTGGCTGCCTTGAGCACGTCTTCCTCACTGACGCCACGCTCCTCCATCCGCTCACGCGCATGCACGGAGATATCCCAGGGCTCCTCCTGCGGCGCGCTCCAGGCGACCCGCTTGGGCGGGGTGGCCGGCGTGGCCGGCACTGGGATATGCGCGGGTACATGAATGTAGCTGGCGGTCACTTCGCCGCGCTCATCGCTGTCAGCACGCCGAGAGAAACGCTGCCTGTCGACAATGGTTCCGCATCGCGCCCACGACAGGAGCTGAGATTGGAGCGCGTCGGCGCACGGATCACACAAGGGGATGCGGTACTCGTCGTCGCCGACATTGATCTTCGAGACCGTCTCCACGGGTCTGCCCGCGTAGCAGTGCCCGCAGATGCCTGCCGCCATCGATGTCTCCTAATGTCCGGGTTCGGAACGTTCGCCCTACTGTAGACGGTTGTGACTAGCCGTCACTACTGTCTCTCAGTCCTGGGCCGTTCGGGGGATGTGTCGGGCGTGTCGCTATGCACACAGAGAAGGGCGGTGCCCCCGTGGCACCGCCCAACCCTTGATCATTCGCCTCGGACCCAGACCCCTGCGATCACGCCGAAGACGCGTGAGTCCAGGTCGGCCTTGGCGTTGGCCTCGCGGAAGATGGAGCACTGGATGTAGCAGGCGCAGGACATGCACGCGGAGATAGCCATGGCCACCCGGTCGTCCCGCTCGGCGTTGGTCTCGCCGTCCACGTAGTCATCGTGTCGCCATGGCATGGGCGAACAGTTGCTAGGTACCCCGTGGGCACGAGCCTCCACGAGCGGGAACATCGCCCGCCGGTACTCAGGACTCACGCGGGGACGGGGGACCAAGGGCTTGCCTTGAGGCATAAGAGGGACGTCCGATCGTTCGATCCGATCATCGCGAGGTCTCGGCGACAGCCCGAAAGCTATCTGTCCTTGACGTCCCCATAGGTCCGTTTTGACCGAAGAGATGACCACGGGTCCACCGTTACGGTGAGACCCGGGTCATATCCTCACGGTCAGACTGCCTCGAACGGCTCTCCCACGACGTGATCCAGCGCTAGGCCAACGGTTGCCGCGACGACCTTGCGGCTGGCGCCGTGGAACAGGTGGGCCATCACTCGCGTGATGAGCCGACCCGGGGACTTCAGGTTGTAGACCTCCTGGCAGCCGTCGCACATGGCGTAGTCCCCACGGTTGCGGTGCTCTAGCCCGTGCTCGTCGGTGCCGACGACAAAGTCCGCCACGGGCAGGACCCACCAGTGTCGTCCGGCGATCTCGTCGGAGCAGAAGTCGCACCGCCCCTTGGCGTGGATCTCCCACGCGTCGACCGGCACGGCCGGGTGATCGGCGATGTCGATGATGCCGTGCTTCCAGCCGACGTGGTCATGGTCATCGACCGTGGACACCTCGGACAGCACGCGGGCGCAGACCGCGCACCACTTGGCCGGCAAGCGCTCGAGATCGGTCATTGGGCCGTCCTTTCGGTTGAGCTGTTGCCATCATGCCGCGATGAACTGCCGACGCGTGAGCGTCGAGCCGTTCTCGGCGAACCAGTCGCGCAGCTCCTCACTCGCGGACGCGAGGGAGGCACCCGGCAGGAACAGGCGGGCCACAGAGACCCCACGCGCCCACGCGGAGCGCGTCAGCAGGTGCCCCCGGCACTCGGCCTCGGCCCGGTCGCGCCGGGCCTCCAGGTAGGCACGCCAGGCGGCGTGCTGCTCCAGCAGTCGGGAACGGTTCCACCCAGCGGCAGTGCAGAACTGTCCGAGTGAGTTACGCAGGCACCAGTACACGCGCCCGCTCGGCGTCCATCGGTACTCCACCACGACTGATCAACTCCTAGTAGGCGCAGCCCCACGGTCAGATCGTCACACCGCGACCTGACCATGAGGCAACGTCGGCTAGTCGGTCGGCAGGACGCGCAGCTCGCACCACCCGAGGGCCCCGCGCCCGCACTCCTCCAGCTCGGCCACCAGGGCCGCCGTAGCGGCCCCGCTGTAGTGGAGGCCAGACAGGTACGCACCCGGCCCCGGGTTGTCCGCGATAGCGGTCGTCAGGGCCTCCCTGACGTCGGTCCCGGTGCCGGTGAAGGTCTCCCGGTAGTTGCCGTGCCACACCTTGACCTCGACGGTGACCATGATCAGTTCTCCAGTCGTGAGACAGCGAAGGTGACGTGTTCGCAGCCCTGCGCCGTCCAGCGGCGGACGACCCGGCTGCTACGGGTCTTCTCGGGGTACATGAGCGCGCGGCGGGCGAGCCTGCGCATGCGCTCGATCGGAAGACCCCCGACCCAGCACCCGGCGCCCAACGTCTCGCGCACCGTCACGCATAGCGTGCCGTTGAAGTCCCAGCTTGTGTCAGTGATCACGAGCATGCCGTCCCGCGACGTATCGCCGATCTCGAAAACGCCATTCTTGTCCACGGTTCACCTCTCCCTGATCTGTAAGCGGAACGCGCGGCCGATTCCCCCGGATCGGCCTCACGCACTGCCGGCAGATCACTGCCAGAAGTAATGCGTCTCTCCGTCCACCCGCGCGGTCCAGAAGTCCAGACCCTGCGCCACGGAATCCCAGTCGATGCAGTACTTGATCATCGCGGGCAGGTCGTCCAGGTCATAGCCACTGTTGTCGAAAAACTCTTGTGCGAAGTCGCGGTCACTCTCGGCCGTGCCCGCGTAGGCATCGGTGAACCTGTCGGACGTGGGCGCGTCCCATTCGGTGATCGTCTCGCCGTTGTTCTCGGCCCACGCGCCGACCACGGAGGCGTCGAAACCCTCGGACTGGATGTCCTCGATCACGCGCGCGATGCGCGCGGCCTCCATCGGCGAGCACTCGCCGGACAGGAAACCGCCGAAGCCCTCGTGATCCAGTACCCACAACTCCTCGTGACCCTCGCTCACGTGGTAGGGCCCGGGGCCCTCGATCTTGTCCGGGGTGATCTCGTCACCTTCGGTGGCGTCCATCCACTGCCCTGCCAGGGTCCCGCCGTTGTAGCAGCCGAGACAGCCAACCCAGATCTTCGGTTCCAGCTTCATGATCGTTTCCCTTCGCTTGACGGACCATCGCCAGGTCAGAACGTAACAGCGGGCTCTGACTTGACGAAAGCGGGTCACGCGTTCTCGTGCTCCGAACGGGTGATGTACTTCGCCACCTCCACACGCGTGTAGGTGTCATCGGTGTACCGCACGAGAATGCCTGTCCAGAACGAGTCGGAGACGTACCCGTGCCACACGCGGAACGCGGCGGGGATGCCGTTCTGGCATGTGCTCTCCAGGTCGTGAAGGTCGTACGTGTGGCCCTTGTACCGGAAAAACTCGGGCCAGGTCTCGCCGTTCTCCACCTTCGCCGGGTCGATGTAGCTGAATGCCTCTCGCTCGGCATCGGTCAGATCGAGCCAGGAAAGGACGTCGCGCGGCTTGCGGTTCGTGATGATCTCGGTTGTCATGATCAGTTCCCTTCGGTGAATGACTCGGAAGACCGACGGGTCTCCCGGTGAATGCGCGCAAGGTCCCGGATCGACCGCACGTAAATCCAGATCACCCAAGCGCAGCCGTAGAAGGCCAGCGCAGGCCACACCGCAACGGCGCCGACCCATGGGACCAGACACGCGGCGAAAGGGAGCAGGAACAGGACTCGGACGACCGACCGGACCACTGGTCAGCCCTCCGTAACGAGGGTGATCTCCCACCGGGTGACCTTGCCGGACGTGGGGTGATCGGAGCGGAATCGGAGACCCGGGGTCTCCGGGTCGTTGTTCATCCGAAGGTCTGTCACGAGTGCGGACACGACCCGCATCGGGTCGGTCGTCACGTAGTCGGACCACTTCGCTTCTGTTCCGTCGTCGCACATGAGCCACGCTCGGACGCGGTAGGACAGGGTCACAGGTCAGCCCTCCTCGGTAATGACGTCGACCACGTTGACGCGCGTACCCGCGCGGTTGTGAGCTGCGCTCACCATGTCGCCCGGGCCGTTCGGCGTGACTCGGTCGCCCGAGTCCACGTGAACCCAGGCCATACGGTCGCGGTCGAATGTCACCCGCCCGAGGCAGTACCCGCAGATCTCCATGATCATCTCCGCCTTCTGCCGGCGTGGCCGGCATGATCCGTAAACCGAACAGGTGACCGGGCCCGTAGGCCCGGCCGCCCGCATGGTCGGCGGCTCTCAGCTCTCGCGCGACGGGTGATTGAGACACCACGTAGCGAGCAGGCAGAGCTGCCACCACTCGGCGCTGTCCTTGCCGTACACGCTCACGCACTCATCGAACGTTGCCGAGAGGTCATCGGCGAACAGCTCCAGGCTCACGTGTCCGGTGCTTGCCAGGGTTGCGAAGTGTCGGCCGACCCCGGACGGAGCCTGCCAGCCCGCGACAATGGCCATAGCCACGGTGTCAGGGATCTCGGTCTCTCGGTTGCGGTGGCACTCGGTCTCCACTTCCGCAGAGAGGGCCTGTCGCGTCGACACGGTGAGCGTGTCGGTGCCGTGATACGTGCCGTTCATCGTTCCTGCCTTCCGTAGGTCCAACAGGTGGCACGCCGTAGGCGTGCCGCCCGCAAGATCGGCGGTTGTCAGTCGATCGGCTGGCCTGCCAGCCACGTGGTGAATGCCCGTTGCATGCTCGGCATCATGCCCTCACGGTCGCATCGGAATGCCCGTTGACGCGTCGCGTAGTCGCGCGCGAAATCGAACGGCTCGCCTGGCAGGCTCGCCCCGAAGTCCTTCGCACCCCACGCGTACCACAGCGCTTGCGTGAAGCTCCGAACGTCATTCGGCTCATGCGTGAGCATGGTCACCGGGGCCACGGGCCCGAACGGTAGGCGCGTCACCGGATGAACCGAGCATAGACACGGATCTCTGCGCCGATCTTCCGCACGGTGGCCTGATATCCGGCCCCGTACTCGCGCCCGTCGTTAATGCGAGCCTCCGTGGTCTCGGCGCGCGCCATACGGTCGGGCCGCATGACGACTGCCCATTCTCCCGGACGGCTTTTCAGCTCTGCCGCAATGTCACCCCGTGACATCACGTGATCCGTGCTCTGCGGGGGACGTTCGAACGTGAGCGCCATGGTGATCACTTTCCCTTTCGTTGGTCCGTAGGTCCAACGGCAGACCCGGCCGTGAGGCCGGATCTCCCGCAAGATCGGCGGTCCCTAGCGGTCGAACAGAGTGAACGCGTAGCGCGTCCCGTGAAGGTGACTGCCGCACCCGTCGCACGACCGTGAGCTGTACTCGCGTGTCTCGCAGTCGCAGTCGGAGTCGCGCGGGCCGTCCGGCCCGTTGGGGCATTCCTCGGCGTGCTCTCCACCCATGGCGATGCGGTGGTAGTGGCCCTCCCACAGAGCGAACGGAGCAGGCTCGGAAGGGTCACCAGCGTGTGACTCGGTACGGATGTCCACACCGTTCGCATGCATGAGCATGCACGTGGGGCAGACCCAGAGATCGGACATGACCACGGGTCGGTCGCCGTGAACTTCGGTCACGAGTCGGTGCGTGAGGACCTTACGACCGTGCTGCGGGTCGATGTGATTCAGGTCCGCGAGGACTCGGAGCATCGACAGGGATGCGGTTGCCAGGATCTCCCGCGCGTGGCTTGCGCCGTCGGACTGCTGCAACAGATCGTTAAGGATCTCTGACTTGCTGGCCATGATCACTCGCCTGCCAGAATGCCACTGCACTGAAGCAGGGTCACAAGCTCACGGGCCCACTGCTCGGCCATTTCCTGCTTGCCGCACTGCTTATACGCAATGGCCTTCGCCAGTGCCCTATTGATCTCCGTGCGATCCATGATCCAACTCCCTGTTTCGATGAGACCGGGCCGAACAATGCCGACACTCCTCTTTGTGGCTCCAACGTGTCAATGGGTTTCACCCGTTCGGCTCACCGATCGGGGACCATGATCCATCTGCCACCCGTGTGCACAGGAGAGCAGGGGACGGGAGCACGCACGGGTGCCAGCCACGATCATCGATACCCCCGGGGGTATGCGGTCACGCGTGGTGGAGGTAGGGACATGGGTCTGGACAGTGAGCAGAGTTGGCCCATGATCGGTGATCTTGGCTCACCCGGGTAACAGATCATGTTGAAGAGCTCCGACTTTCGTGCAAGTCTGCCCAACCATGATCAACTAAGGCTAGCCTAACCTAACTTGATCTTGCTCAGCCCATGATCCACTGTCCGTTTCGTCCGCTTGACCCCGGGTTGTTATATTCCGTGTGCCCCCCTCCCCGGCTACTATCACCCAAGATTTTTTTTCCCAGCAGGGGGGCGGCAGGGGGGCGGTGGAACGCAACGTTGCAGGTCAGGCGCTTGTGGCCTGCCCCCGAGCCGAGGTACATCAACGGTGTGATGCAGGTCTCACTGCTTAAGTGGTGGTTCGCATTTCATTGAACTGATTTCAATGAGACCTAGTGGTGTAGAAGTTGTGAGCGAACCTGGTCGGTTCGCGAATAACAACGGCAGCGGTCATCCGCATGACCGCGTTGCCTCTACGGCGGGAGCAACAAGCTCCCGCCTAGTACATAAACAGCAAGCAAGGGCGGCCCGGGGCCGCCCCTACTGGTTACAGAAGCATCCCCTGTAGGGGATGCCGCTGAAGCCCTTCGCAGGGCACCCGAAGGTGCCCCACGCAAGAACGACCCCGCAAGGGGTCGTCGGAAGCTGCGCTTCCTTCCTCCTGAATAACAACCCCGTCAGCAGACGGGGTTGTTACGCGTGGACCTTTTTCGCGGACAGGTAGGTCAGATCTCAACACCGTGATGAGCCGACGCTGCGCGACGGCTCAGCGGTCCAGCTCTCCGAAACCGAAGGTGAATCAACCGTGGCGAACCAGCTCCCCTGCACGATCACCGTGAACGCCACGGCTACCGCCGTGCAGTTCGTCGGACATCACTGCGAAGTTGAGGCGTACAACCTCGGCACCGTTCCGGTGTATGCCCGCGCCGATGGCACGGCCGCCGCAGTTGGTGCGGATCTGAACTACTGCCTTCCGCCGGCAATGGGCACGTTCGTGGACATCGAGACCGTTCCTTCCGGCGGCTCTCTGGCCAGCGACGCGGCTACCCCGGTGACGAACCTGTCGCTGATCTCCACGTCCGGCACGTCACTGGTCCATTTCTTCGAGTGTTGCTGCGACTGAACCGGGCCGTTCCCCATCGATGCGAGGAGGCCGGGTGCCTCCGCTGAAGCTCACTGCCGCTGAAGCCAAGGCCGGTGTGATTGAGGCTGTCGCCAAGGGGTCGTCGGTCAACGCCGCGCTGGCCCTGGTGGGCAGGTCCATCAAGACGCACGAGAATTGGCGTTCCAGGGACCACGAGTACGCGCGGCTTCTCGATGAGGTGCGGCACTCGCGCAAGGTGGCCATCGACAAGGGCGCCCTCGCCGATGAGCTGGCGCTCACGTTCGCCGAATGGCGGCGGCGCTATCTGCGCCGCGAGACCTACCCGCACATGCAGAACCTGATCGACGTTGTTGAGGGGCGCGACCCGTCCTGGTTGCACCCGTCGATGACGTGGGAACCACGTCGGCGTAACCGCACCATCATTAACATCCCCCCGTACCACGCGAAGTCCCAGACGCTCACCGTGGACTACGTCACCTACAAGCTCTGCCAGAACCCGAACTTCCGTGTCGTCATCGTGTCCAAGCGGCAGGAGCAGGCGAAGAAGTTCCTCGGGCAGATCCGTCAGCGCATGACCTCGAACCTCTTCACGGCTCTCCAGGTTGCCTTCGGCGGCACCGAGGGATTCAAGGGTGAGGGAACGGTCTGGCGGGCCAACATGCTCTACCTCGCCGGCAGGGATTCGGACGCGGCTGACGCGTCCATCGAAGCTCTTGGTCTCGGCGGGCAGATCTACGGAACACGCTCCGACCTGATTCTTCTGGATGACTGCGTCGTTGGCTCCAACGCCAACGAGTACGAAAAGCAGATCAACTGGATGGAGTCCGAGGTAGAGAACCGTGTGTTCGACGGCTCCATCGTCATCATCGGTACCCGGCTTGCGCCGACCGATCTGTATGCGGAGCTGCGCAACGGGGACCGCTACCTGTCCGGGAAATCTCCATGGTCCTACCTGCGTATGCCCATGGTGCTGGAGACCGCAGGGAAGCCCGAAGACTGGGTCACGTTGTGGCCCAAGAGCCACATCCCGATGGACGAGAACGACGGGACCCCCGGGCCCGACGGCATGTTCGCGGCATGGGACGGCGTACGCGCCAACCAGACCCGCGACTCCAAGCCGCCGAAGACCTGGAACCTCGTTTACCAGCAGGCCGACCAGGCCGAGGACGCGGTCTTCGACCCCAAGTGCGTGATGGGTTCGGTGGACCGGCGCAGAAAGCCGGGACCGCTACGTGCAGGTGGCTGGGGCCACCCGCGTAACGGCATGGAAGGCCAGTACGTCATCGCCTCGATGGACCCCGCCATGGCGGGGGACACCTTCACGTTGGTCGGAGCGGTCGACCGCAAGGACCAGATGCGCCGGGTCATGAATGCATGGGTCGAAACTAGTCCGACCCCGGCATATATCCGCGAACTGATCGAGCGGGTCACCGACGAATACTCCGTCAATGAATGGGTGATCGAGAAGAATGCGTTCCAGCTCTTCCTTGTTCACGACGAGGCCATTCAATCGTTCTGTCGTTCGCGCGGCGTGCGGATCACCGAGCACTATACGTCTCGGAATAAGCAGGACCCTGACTTCGGGGTCGCGTCGCTCGCACCCCTCTTCGGATCGCTGCGTCGCATTCACGACGAATCTGGGCGTGCTGATCATCAAGGGGACAATCTCTTCGACCTTCCTGATCCCGACCAAAGCCAGGGCGTCAAGAGTCTCATTGAGCAGCTCACGCTCTGGCAGCCGGGCAAGCAGGGCAAGCAACTGAAGATGGACGGGCCGATGGCCCTGTGGTTCTTCGAGCTGCGCGCCCGGGAAATCCTGGGACAGGGTCGGCAGAAGACCCAGCACTTCATGAACAACCCGTACCTTTCACGGTCCGACGCTTCGCGCCGCACGGTGATTCCAATGGATTCATACCGGGAGGGCCGCCTTGGCTGAGGATCGCCTCTACGGCATTCCCGCACGTGTCAAGGCGCTTCGCGCCCGGTACCAGCACAAGGATGCCCGCAATAACGAGGTCCAGGCCGTCAGGCGTGGAGACTTCGAGGCCATTGCCCCTGACCTGTTCTCCGAGCAGTTCAGCCGGCCGATCGTCGCGAACCTCATCGACACCACCGCCCGGGACGTCGCCGCCGTCCTGGCGCCACTGCCGTCGTTCTCGTGTTCCTCGCCGAACATGTCCAGCGAACGCAGCAAGGACTTCGCCACCAAGCGCACGAGGATCGTGCGCAACTACCTGGACTTCTCTCAGGTGGAGTGGCAGATGCTCACCGGGGCGGACCAGTACAACTCCTACGGGATGATCGTCACCACGGTCACACCGGACTTCAAGAACAAGCAGCCGTACATCCTTTTCGAGTCCGCCGTCGGGGCCTACCCGGTGTGGGACCACAAGGGGGAGTGCACGGAGTTCGCCCGGGTCTACTACCGGGACTGGTTCGCCGTCGTGGCGGACTACCCGAACGTGGAGAACGTTCGGAAGTCTTTCCCGCATGCCCTTGGTACGAACAACAAGGTCGAGATCGTCAAGTACATCAACAAGGATCGAATCCTTGTCTACATCCCGTCCATGGGTGACCTCATCCTGGAGGACATGCCCAACCCGATGAAGCGGTGCATCGTCGTGTGCACCCGCCGTCCCGGGCTGGACGACGAGATTCGTGGCGCCTACGACGATGTCATCTGGGTGCAGTTCGCCCGGCACCGCCTTCAGGCTCTCTTGCTCGAAGGTGTCGACAAGGCCGTGCGTGCCCCGCTCGTCATCCCCGATGACGCCAACGAGGTGGCCCTCGGCCCGGATGCCGTCATTCGCACCCGTCAGGGTGCAGGGTCCGTGGCACGGGCCCGGCTGGACATGCCTGCCCAGGCGTTCTCGGCGGTCGAACAGCTCAAGCAGGAGCAGATGCTCGGGGCTATGGCCCCGGAAGCGCGCTCCGGGTCGATGGACGCATCGGTCATCACCGGTCGCGGTGTCCAGCAGCTCATGGCTGGGTTCTCCGCGCAGATCGCCGCCGCGCAGCTCGTCTTCCGTACGCATTTCAAGCGCGTGATCGAGCTGGCCTTCGCGATGGACGAGGAGCTGTGGCCCGACGAACCGAAGGACATCCGGGGCAACGACTCTGGCGTCCCGTACAGCTTCACGTACAGGGCTGCCAAGGACATCGACAACGACCACACCGTAGATATCTCCTACGGATTCGCCGCAGGGCTTGACCCCAACCGCGCACTGGTGTTCCTGCTACAGGCCGACGGTGCGGGATTGGTCAGCAAGGACTACGTCAGGCGGAACATCCCGGTCGACCTCAACGCGGTCGAAGAGGAACGCAAGATCTTCACCGAGCAGTCACGAGCTGCCTTGGTGCAGGCGTTCTCCGCCCTGACGCAGTCCATTCCTCAGCTCATTGCTGCCGGACAGGACGCCTCGCAGATCATTGCGACGCAGGCGAAGTTCATCTCGCTCATCCAGAAGGGCATGTCCGTAGAGGCAGCCGTGATGGAGGTGCTGAAGCCACCGGAGCCCCCGCCTGGCGCGTCGAGCCCGGGACCAGACCAGGCCGCTACCCCAGGTGGCCCCGGAGACGGTTCCGCGCCGGGCGGGCCCGGCGGAGCAGAAGGCTTCGGCCCCAACGGATTGCCGTCAGGCATGGCCCTCGGTCAGGCATCGCAGGGGCCGGGCGCACGCCCGCCCCTCCAGATGTTCATGGCCGGACTCAACGGTGCGGGCAACCCGAACATGGCAGCCGCAGTCAGCCGACAGAACCCGGTCGTCAACGGCTAGCACCCCTGCGGGTAGTGCACCGGGCACCCTTCGGTGATCCACCAGCCGTCGGGGGGGAACGGCGCCGCCGTCCCCCGGCGGTTGTCCAGCACGGCACAGATGCAGCCCTGCGCCAGCGCGGCGTCGCTGCCCGGATTGGGCGTCTTGTCCATGTCCCCACGCTAGCTCACGGAGGAACCCAACGATGGCGAATGGCCATGGCGGGTACCGCAAGCCCGCGAACCCGGCCCCGGTGTCCGGGCCCGGCGCACTCTCGCGGCGCACCGACGGCAAGCAACCGATGATGCCCCTGACCGATGCCGCCTACGGCGAGCAGAAGACCATGCAGGAGATCCAGGGTGGGGCGCCCATGGCGCAGGTCTCCGGGATGCCCCCGCAGCAGGCGGGCCCCACGGGGCCGCCCGTGGTGGGCATGGGTGAGCCGTCGATGCAGCCGGATGTCCCGGTGACCAACGGCGCTCAGTACGGCCCCGGAGGGGGCCCTGAAGCCCTGGGCATCGAGAACCCGCTCGCTGCCGATGCCTCCTACCTGGCCAAGTACCTCCCCGTCCTGCTCAAGCAGGCCGACGATCCGCGCACGCCGCCCGGCTACAAGCGGTTCGTGCGAACCGTGATCGCGAACATGTCACCCCGCTAAGGAGTCTCGCTGTGTCGTTCTGGGATTCCGTGGGCAAGTGGTTCGATGAGACCGAGGGCAACCTCGGCGCCGCATGGTCGAACGCCTTCGAGGACTCCGACGACACGTTCATGCGCAGCATGTCCACTGCCGTCAAGGAAAACGCTGGCGTCAGCCCGCTCACGCCGATGGACCTTGCCGGCAGCGCCTCGAGTGTCATCGCCAACGCCGGGGCCAAGTACGTCGCCGCCCGCGACGCGGCCAGCGCCAGGGACACGGGCATCGCCCCGTTCGACTGGCTGCGGAAGACCTCGTTCTATCAGCACCCCGAAGAGAACACCCTCGGCACGCTCTCGCGCGGCATCGCCGCCGCGATGATCAATGACCCGTTCAACGGCGGGAACCCGCTGTCCTTCAGCGACTGGAAAAGGTCCATCGCGCTGACCGGGACGCACACGGTTGAGGGACAGGAAGTCCGGGGCATCACCTTCGGCAACCTGGTTGCCGGGGACCTCGGCAAGGGCCCGAAGCGCGGGGGTCTGGGCGACGGAATGAACGACAGCCTTGCGGCTGCACAGCAGCGCAAGGTGGCCTACGACGACTCGTGGTCCGGCAAGATTCTGTCCGGCGTTCTCGACGTCGCCATCTCGTTCGTCTCCCCGGCAACGGGAATCGCCAAGGCCGGTACGGCTGCGCGCATGCAGGGCGGCCTCGTCCGCACGGGCGAAGCGGGCGCCACCATGGATTCCGCGCGGGCCCTGGCCCTGGTCAAGGACGATGTTCCTCCGACTGCCGCCCCCGACACCCTTCCCGGCCTTGATGTTCCGGCAGGCATTGATCCCGTCGCCCGCATCGAGCCCCTGGCCGAGGTGCAGGTTGACCGGGTGGCCGCCCGGATCAATGAGATGTCCGACTGGGTCATGACGAACCAGGCGCAGCCAGCGCTCATTGCGAACCATGACTTCCTGAAGGGCTCGTCCGAGCGGGGCACCCTTGCCTACATGTTCTCGCAGGCGGAGAGCAAGGACGACGTTCTCGACCTCATTGGCACGGTCATCAACGACCCGAACAGCGCGAAGAAGCTGATCGACCGCAGGGCCGACCTGGCGGAACAGCTCCACGGCTTCGGCAGTGTCACCGATGAGACCCTTGCCATCGAGAAGTACCTCGTGGACGGCCACGGTCAGACGTTCCTCAACCTCGCCAACTCCAAGGTTGACAGCGACATCGCTCACCGTGAGCAGGACATCATGGAGGAGATGGCGCGGCTTGACCGCGTCCTCGCCATCCGTGGCGAGCAGGAATTCATTCCCACGACGTACAACTGGCGCGGTGAAGACCTCATCGATGATGACGGTCTCATGGTGTCGGAGCTGCGCAACGGGCTGTCCGGTCGCGTGGTCTCCGTCGCCAAGTACCAGTTGGGTACCCGCCTGTCCGGCCACATCAACATCGCCGACCCGTCCGAGGGTTACGCGCAGCTCAACAACCTTCTGCGCCAGGCGCGCTACGTGAGCGGCACCATGCGGGCCGAGATCATGGCTGACTTCGCACGGGCTGCGAGCGACAGCGCTCGGCAGACCGTTGTCATGAACGCCGAGGGCGCCGTCGTCAAGGGCATCGCCAAGGAATACGACCTGACGGAAGAGCTGGCGGCGCAGATCCTCAAGGAGGGCACGGCTCGCCGGGCCCCCTACCGCGACATGATGGCCAAGCGTGCCTACAGCGCTGCCCCCGGGCAGAAGCTGATCGCCGTTGCCGACCCCGAGTCGGGGCAGATCGTCATTCGCGAGACCGCGCACCTGCGGTCGCAGATCCAGGACTTCGTGCCGTTCATCGACCCGAACCATGTCGACAAGATGCTGCGCGAGGCCACGGACAATCAGACCCTTGACATCATGTTCGGCCGCAAGGCTGGTGATCGGCTGCATTCCGTGACCGATCCCATGAGCGAGTTCGCCAGAGCCAAGCTCATGACGTTCACCCGTGGGTGGAAGGATGCGCAGCTCATCCCCCGCGCCTTGCCGTACATCCAGCGTAACCAGATCGACGGCCAGCTCCGACTGATCACCACGATGGGCGGGCAGGCGTACGCCCGCGAGGCGCACGCCATTGCGACCATGGGGGCCAAGGGCGCCAGGATCATCGCTGGCAAGGCTCGCCAGGTGCTCAAGCCGACGGGCAAGGGATTCGAGGACGACGACTACGCCGCCGTTGTTACTGAACATCTCAAGTCGGCCAGGATCAATCTGCCCGGTGGGAAGACCGCCCCGGCGTTCGACCCCGACGATATCGACCAGGCCATCCGCAATGTCCGGGCGACCGGCGGCTCGCACGTGGACCTCGGGTCCGAGCTGGCCAACGTCAAGCTCCAGCAGTACCGCGCCTCGGGTGACTATGACGTCATTAAGCCCGGGGACCCGGCGCACATGGATTCCTACCTCGCCGCGTTCCGGCAGATGCAGTACAGCCCGATCTCGCTTGCCATTGCCGAAGGCAAGTCCATGCGACAGCTCGTTGACTTCGTCCGCCGCGACGCGGGGGCCAACGAGGAATGGCTGAACGTCATGGCGGGCTGGCACGGGTCAATGGAGGACTGGCTGCGCGAGACGCGCAAGCTGGTCAACTTCTACCTGCCTACTCCCGAACTGCGTGAGTTCCTGGTCGGCCGGCAGGCCGTTTCGGCGGTCCCGGATTCGACCCAGAAGATCAACCTCTACCCGGAGGGTCCCACTGCGTGGGCCGCAGGTCCGCCGAACGAGAAGGGCCGCGTGGCCTGGAAAGAGGGACCTGCGCTGTACCACGGCGCAGCCAAGCGGTTCAACCAGAAGGCGCTTGCCGCTGATCCCTCGCTCACCTCGGGTTCGGGCAACATCCTCGGTAGTGGCCTGGCCGCCATCGACCACCCGGACATCGCCCGCAAGTTCATGACCAAGGACACCGGAGCGCTCTACAGCATTCAGTGGAAGGGCGACAAGAAGCCGAAGATCCTCAACCTGGAGACCTCGGCCATCAAGGACCTGCGGACATGGGTCAGCAAGACCCTGAAGTCCGTGAACGGCCCGCAGGAAGCCAAGGACGCGCTTGTCGCCAGGATCGCCGACAGCGCCGTCTCGGACCGCAAGGTTCTGGTCGAGCTGCGCGCATACATGACCGAAGCCGGAATGGCGAAGAGCGACATCGACAAGTCGTTCGCCGATCTGACCAAGCGCATGTCCAAGCGTTGGGACGCGGTGCGTCACTCCAGCGGCATCCCTATCGAGGGCGGCGACAAGCCGCACTCGGTCCTGGTTTTCCTGGACAGGTCCAAGGTGTCGGCCAACTGGATGCGGACGTCGACCTCGCGCCATGTCCCCGGTAAGCCCGGTGTTGACGCGACCGAGCCGCGCGACTTCACCTCGGACGACTACAACCGCTTTTTCGACCCGCAGAACGGCACCGTCACGCCGATGCAGGTTCACGGTAAAGGCTACAACCCGCTAGAGCGCAGCGACGCTGACTCGTACTGGCAGGAAGCCCGCACCCGGATCTACTCCCTGATCTCGGACGCGCCGGAGAATGTGATGGTGCGGTTCCCGCTCTACAAGTGGGATTATCAGCGTCAGCTCCAGCGCCTGGTCGAGAGTCACCCCGCACCCGTCCTGTCGCAGGAGGACTTCGGGCGGTACCGGGTTGTCGCGGATCGCCTGGCCCGCAAGACCGCCAAGCGGACTCTGTTCGACTCCAGCGACGTCACGAACCTGGCCCACACCATGCGGTTCATCGCCCCGTTCTGGGGCGCATGGGAAGACGTTATGAAGAAGTGGGGCCGTCAGTTCTACGACAACCCCGCCGCCCTCATGCGGCTGAACACGGTCTGGCAGATCCCCAACCGCATGAACCTGGTTGAGGACGACCGGGGCTACCGAGCGAACGAGAACGGCGACCGCTACAGCGCGGCGACCGGGTACCTCGTCAAGGCAGAGAACCTCATCGGCAAGCGCGAGGGGTTCATCCTGCCGGCGGGACCAATCGGGGAGTGGCTCCACGAGAAGAACTTCTGGTGGGACAAGGGCAGCTTCAACTCGGTGTTCCAGGGAGAGCACTTCTGGCTTCCGGGCTTCGGTCCCCTAGTCGCGGTGCCGACCAACGAGGTCATCAAGCGCATCTGGCCCGAAGCGGCCACCGACCCGATCATCGAATCGATCCTGCCCTACGGCACGAGCAACAAGGGTCCCGTGGACCAGAACCTCCCCGCATGGGCGCGCCAGGCGCACAATGCGTTCGGCAACACCGATGACCACAAGAACGTGTTCAGCAACTTCTACAAGCAGGTGTACGCCGAATACCAGGCGGAGCATGACCTGTGGGTCGCAGGGGGCAAGGTCGGCGAAGAGCCGCAGGAGCCTAGGCCGGATGCCGCTGCCAACCGCACGAGGAATCACTTCCTCCTGCGGGTGCTGTCGGGCCTGACGATGCCGTTCTCGGTGACACCGAAGCCTGAGTTCCAGTTCTACATCGACCAGGCCAATGCCATGCGTCAGCAGTACGGCAGCCCGGCGACCACCCCGGAGTACAAGGCCAAGCTCGCGACGTACGTCGAGAAGTACGGGAAGGCCACCGCCGAGAAGCACCTGCTCACGGAGAACCCGGAGCTTCGCGACTGGCGGACGCGGTTCATGGAGCAGTACCCCGAGTACTACAACTTCGCCATTCAGCTCTCGACGTCCGAGTCCGGGGTCAACATGAACCTCGCCTCGGTCACCGCGTACGAGCAGTACGGGAAAGAGCTGCAGAATCTGGCGAACCCCGACTCGGCTGCCGCCATCCTCGGGCCGGACACGGCCTATGGCCTGGACGACAAGCACGCCTATAGCGATTCGGCGCGGGACTACATGCTCACGCATGGTCTGCGCAGGATCATGGAGCCCGGGGAAGCACTCAAGAAAGCCGAAGCGGACAAGGGCTGGGTTCAGTACCAGCAGGTTCGCACCAAGGTCGACCTGATCCTGGAGTCACGCGGACTTACCTCGCTCAACCAGAAGGGCGCCGATGACCTTCAGAAGATCCTGAAGGATTTCGTTACCGAGCTGGGTGCCGAGAACCGGTACTGGTACAAGGACTATGGCGACCGGAGCACCACCAGTACTCAGACGTTCCTCGCCGATGTGAACAAGGCCACGATCCGCAACAAGGAACTTGCGGCGCGACCGGACATGGTCGCCATGGCGCAGTACATCGAGGTGCGGAACAAGATTCGAGCGAAGCTCGATGAGCGTGGCCTCTCGCAGATCGACAGCAAGGGCGCCGAAGATCTCGCCGCCGTGTGGGACCAGTTCTCCGCAAGCCTCGGCGCGGAAACGCCGGGCTTCGGTCAGGTGTGGACCCGCTATCTGGAAACCGACAAGGTCGTAGGGAGGATTGGCTGACATGGTTCGGTCAGAAATCACTCCGTCACCGACAGCCGCAGCGGTTGCGGTCAGCGCGCCGGTTTCCCAGACCCCTCGGGCCGCTTCGACGGTCCGCTCCACGGGGGCCGACAGCGCCAAGAGCGCCGCCGACAAGGCCCTGGAGGCCGCAGGGACGGGCCAGGCCGCCGGTACCGCAGGTGACACCGGGGTCACTCGCGGTTCGGCCAATCAGATTCCCAACAAGGTCTATCTGGGGTCGACGTACACGGCGGGCCAGGACGCGCATGACCGGCGTTCCGGTGCAATCCAGAACAGGGCGGATGTCACCCTGGCGGAAGGCTATCAAGCTTTCTGGAACTGGGAAGACGGCTACCGCAATGCCATGGCAATGGCCATGTATAAGGCGGGCATGATCTCCGATGCGTCGAACATCCAGCTCGCCTATGGCGCCTGGCAGGACGCCGTGGACGTCACGGCGCGCTACAACGCGGCGGGACGCAAGGACCTCACCCCGGAGCAAGTTCTCGGAATGCAGTACGCCGTGGCCGGGGTGAAGGTCGGCAGTCAGAAGCGCACCCAGACCAGCACGTCGTACAACGTCCCGTCCGCGCTGGACGCGGAGGCCGGAATCAAGGGCATCTTCGCCGATGCGGTCGGGCGCGACCCGACGGATAGCGAGCTGAAGAAATACACCTCGCTGATGACCGGCCTCGCGCGGTCCCAGCCCGGCAGGTCCACGACGACGTACGACGCCGCCGGGAACGCCAGCACCAGCAGCACCGACGGCATCGGTGCGCCCGGACTGGGTCAGGCCGTGAAGAACAAGGTCCAGGGGACCTCGGAATACGGCGCCTACCAAGCGGCCACCACGTACTACAACGCGGCCATCCAGGCACTGCAAGCGCCGATCTGAGGATCCCATGAGTTCAATGTTCGGCGAGGGCATCGACAGGGACAGCAGTCAGGTCACGGGAAACTCCGGAATCGACTCGGCGACCAAAAACTCTGGTCTCGACAAAATGGACGTCACGGGCACACTCGATGGCCTCTTGATGCCGACCGTGGATGAGGACCAGTTCCGACAGGCATTCCCCGACGGGTCATCGAACTTCGCGCTGACGTCCACCACGGGTGGCGGCCGGGCCGCCGTCGAGAACTACGCCAAGCAGTTCCTGGGCACACCGTACGTCTGGGGCGGAACGAGCCCTTCGGGCTTCGACTGCTCGGGCTTCACGCAGTTCGTGTGGAAGAAGTTCGGACTCGGCATTCCTCGCCTGACATACGGTCAGGCCGGTGCAGGGGCGACCACCAAGAATCTGAATCAGCTTCGGCCGATGGACCTTGTTCTGTTCAATAACGGAGACTCGCAGGGGCCCGGACACGTGGCCTTCTGGTTGGGCAATGGAATGATCCTAGAAGCTCCATACACGGGTGCGAAGGTACGCATTCGCAAGATCGGCGCCCATGAAAACGTCTTCGGCGTGCAACTCAAGTACGGGGGCAAGTAGTGAGTTCCACGGCGAGCACGAAAAAGACGCAGGCCGAAGCTGCGGAACTGGCGCAGACATACGGGTTCGCGTATGCGTTCCTTCAGAGTGATCCGGACCTGAAGCGCATCTTCGAGCAAGCCGTAAACGGCGACGGCAAGAATGACCCGGGAAACTGGACCGCCGCTAAGTTCATCGCCATGCTGCGCGGAACCAACTGGTACAAGAAGAATGCCGAGAGCGTTCGTCAGTACCAGCTCCTGAAGACCTCGGACCCATCGACGTTCGCGGCCCGCTCGGCGGCCCGCGTCTCCCTGCTCGCCGACCAGGCGGCCAAGGTGGGTGCGGTCATCAGTTCCTCACAGCTCAAGCTCATGGCTGACCACGCCATGATGTTCGACTGGAACGACAATCAGATCGCCGACAACCTTGCCGGCTACGTCAAGGCGACGAACGGCGTCTACAACGGCCAGGCCGGGACGGACGTCGGGAACCTGAAGCAGACCGCCTGGCGCAACGGCGTGAACATCTCGGATGCCGCCATCAACTCGTTCGCGCAGCAGATCGCCGCAGGCACTGGCAGCGTCGGGTATTACCAGCAGTACATCCGGAACATGGCGAAGACAACGGCCCCCGGGTATGCCGATCAGATCGACGCCGGTATGGACCTCTACGACGTGGCCGACCCGTACCGGCAGTCCATGGCGAAGATCCTTGAGATCAACCCGAACGACATCGACCTGAGCGACGCGACGCTGCGCGGCGCCATGAGCACCACGACTGCTGACGGGAAGCCGTCGACCAAGAGCCTGTGGCAGTTCGAGACCGAGCTGCGCAAGGACCCACGGTGGCTCCAGACCAACAATGCCCGCGACGGCCTCATGTCCGTGGCGCACGGCGTCCTCCAGAACTTCGGATTCTCCAGCTAAGGGGGAGCAGTGGCCACCGGCAATACGACCAAGCCCGCGAACCCTTCTGCCGCATGGACCGCCGCGTACGACGCGGCTATCGCCCGCAAGAACACACCGGCCAACGCCGTAGTCATTGCGAACAAGACGCCTGCCGCTAAGCCCGGCACGGGCAGTGTGAACAGGCCCACGGTCGGCAGCGGCACCAGTCCCACGCCAAGCACCGGCCCGGACCCGTCGACCACGCCGGACACCAGTGCCACCGACGCGGAGTTGGCGCGCCTGCGCGCCGAGAACGACACCCTCAAGAAAAAGCAGGCCGACGACCAGGCCACCAAGGACGCGGCGAACCGCAACGCCTACGACCAGCTCACGCAACTGTTCAGCAGCTACGGGCTGGACACGCTGTCCAGTCAGATCCTCAAGATGGTTCAGGACGGCGACGGTAGCGACACGATCTCGCTGAAGCTCCAGCAGACCGCCGAATGGAAGGCGCGGTTCCCCGCGAACGACGCACGCCTGAAGGCGGGACTGTCCGTTCTCACCCCGGCCGAGTACATCTCGACCGAGCGGGCCTACCGACAGGTCATGCAGGCCGCTGGCCTGCCGGTCGGGTTCTACGACAGCAACAACGACTTCACCAAGTTCTTGTCCCAGGACGTCAGTCCCACCGAGGTACAGCAGCGCGTGCAGGCTGCCGGTGAAGCCATCAATAACGCTCCCAAGTCCACCCAGGATTACTTCAGTCAGTTCTACTCCCAAGGCGACCTCATTGCCTACGCGCTCGATCCCACCGTGGCCGAACCGCTCATCGAGCAGCGCATCAAGGCGGCCGAGGCCGCCGCTCTGGCCGCGCAGAACGGGTTCTCCGTGGGGCAGTCGACCGCCGAGGGTCTGGGCCGTCAGAACTTCACCCTGGCGCAGCTCAACCAGGGCATGGTCAATAGCGGGGTCGACGCCGCCAACGTCAGCAAGCTGAACAGCATCTACGGCCAGGACGTCACAAGTGACGACCTCGTGCAGTCGGTGTTCGGCACCAGTGCCGACGCCGTCAAGAAGGTGAACCGGCTGGCCAGTCAGGAACGTGCCGCATTCAGCGGTACCGCAGGCGCTACGGGCGCTGGCCTGTCCAGCAACGCTGGCGGGCAGTTCTAACACGCGGTCAGAGCGGGCAGCTCTTGGAGCTGACCGACGGCCTCCAGCGTCATGACCATGAACGCGATGGTGTCGTGCCCCGCGAAAGCTTCCTCCAGGGTGCAGTACCGCTCGCAGTAGTGGTCAAGGAAGTTGTGGCCGTCGGCACCTAGGTCGAACACCATCGTCTCGAAGATGACGGGTGCACCACGGCCATAGCCGTGGTCCAGGCCAAGCCACACGGTCGAGATCCAGTACCGGCCGAAGGTTGTCTGAGCAACCCGCTTGTACCCCTCGCCGTATGTCGTCAGCAGGAAGACGTACTCACGCCAGGACATCGGGTACCCGCGACGGTCGTAGTACATCGGCCCAGTGTAGCTCCACCCTCAATTCCCCCTCGGAAGGAAATACCCTGATGCGTAACCGCATCCTCGCGGCTGTGATCGCTGCCTTCGCGCTTATCGGCGTTGGCTTCGGTGCCGCGTCGTTCGCTTCGGCGTCCGGGCCCGTCAACAAGCTCTGCGCGAAGGTCAACTCGCGTGAACTGACGGTGTTCTCCGACACCTGCCCT